CTCTGGTAAATACCGTCTCTTTGGAAAACGATCGATACATGATGGCCCCTGCCGCGAAGGAAGGTAGCGATGAGTGACGCCAATAGGGAAGGATTTGAAGCTTGGGTTGTGCAACGGGGCTTCACAACCGAGCAAACGAATGGTTTTTACGATGAGCCACGCGTCCACGACTGGTGGTCGGCATGGAACGCCTCCCGCGCCGCCCCTGCCGAGGATGTCCGCGCAGTGGTGGATGAGCCGGTGGCGGAAATCGTCTCGAAGTTCGGCGACCCTGAGGCGTTCGGCGAGCGCGAGCTGGTCGCTCGGATGGACATTCAGTCGCTGCCATACGACACGAAGCTCTGCCGCCACGCCCAGCGCAAGGTCGTTATGCCGGAGCGCCTGCGCGAAGTCTGGCTGTTCCTCGACGGGCAAGCTGAGCTGAATGGCTGCGTATTCGGCGAGAAACCGGAAGGCCGCCATAACTTCTGGTGGCGCAAAGAGCTTCGGGCGGTTTTAGAAGATATCTACCCACAGTAAACCCCTATCCCTATTGCCTGCTGCGTATGCGGCGAGGAATTTCCGTGCCTGGAAAACCGAAGGTTCAGCGTTACCCGATAAATAAGGCCGGCACCGACTGGGTTGTCGGCGATATTCACGGCCACTTCAGCAAGCTCCAGTCGGCGCTCAACGTCATCGGATTCAACCCCGCCATTGACCGCTTGTTCAGTGTTGGGGATTTGGTCGACAGAGGACCGGAATCAGTTGATTCGTTTCTGTGGCTCAACAAGCCATGGTTCCACGCGGTGCAGGGTAATCATGAAGAAATGGCGATCAACCATGCTCGCAACTCGCGGGCCGACGGTGGCATGTATCTGCAAAACGGCGGGGCTTGGTTTCTCGCGCTCAACTGGGATGAGCAGCAGAACTATGCAGCGATGTTTGCAGACCTTCCCATCGCCATCGAGGTTGAAACAGACGGCGGCGTGGTAGGTATTGTTCACGCCGATTGCCCTTATCCAAGCTGGACCGAGTTCACCTGGGCGCTATCTAGCGGCGGCCCGGCTGAGGCTGATCATGTGCAGGCAATGGCTCAATGGTCCCGGCGCAGGATCAACGACAGTGACCTCACTCATGTAACGGGTGTGCGAGCTGTGGTCGTAGGTCATACCCCACTCAGGCAGCCCGCCACGCTGGGCAACGTCGTCCACATCGATACGGCCGCATGGATGGGTGGGCACTTCACGCTGCTCAAGCTATCGACGCTCGAATGCTTTCCTCCTGCCAATCCCAAAATGAGTTTCGACTGGGATTAACCCGCTCCCCCTCATTCAATTCATGCCTGCCGGTGTACGGCGGGCGAGGAACAGTCATGCCTGAAAATAAGCACACGCCCGGCCCGTGGCGGATTGTAAAAAGCTTCATGGAATACGAAATCGAGTCTGACAACGTGCGGGACAACGCAGACGATTCGCAGGTTTTCGTTCTGGCCCGAGATATCGGGGGGCGAATCCATGGCGAGCGCTTCGATGACTTCAGCGAGCGTGAAGCGAACATTAGCCTGATCTCTGCTTCGCCGGATCTGCTCGCCATAGCCCAGCGTCTTGTCCGGTGGGACTTGGATTTCCCGGTCAACTGCTACGACGGCTATGCCGGGCTGAAGGCGCTGAACGAGATCATCGCTGACGCCAAGCCTGCAATCGCAAAGGCAACAAAACCACTCAACCCCGCATAGACCCCGGACGGAGAAAGCCATGTCCTTGATTTCAGTCGAACAGGCCGCAGGGATGCTGGGCGTGAGTCGGGCAACCGCTTACCGCATGGCCCAAGACCATCTGATCCCCACCGTGCGCATGCTCAAACGTGGCGTGCGCATCCATCGTGAACAGTTGCAACAGATGATCGACGCCGAAGCCGCTGCTAGTATCCACCCCGCGAGCGGATCGAGCGTATCAGAGGAACTGATATGCCCTATAAAAGAGAAGACTCACCGTATTGGTGGATCTTTGTCACAAGCGCAGATGGAAAAAGAATTCGCCGGTCTTCTGGCACAAGCGACTACGCCGCGGCGAAAGCAATAGAGCAACAGGCGAAAGCCGATGCCTGGAAGGAAAAGGAATGGGGCGTAAATCCGCCCCGGACCTTCTTGGAAGTGATGTTGCCGTACCTGCGCCACGCCAGCCAGCAACAGCGCAGTTACAAAACGACCCTGTATCGAGCAAAGCCGCTTGGCGAGCATTTTACAGGTCTGGTGATGAATGACCTAGCCGGCAAGCACATTCGGGAATACACCACCCGTCGCATGGAGGCCGGGCTGTCGGCGGCCACCATCAACCGGGAACTGGCGGCGCTGTCGGCAGCCATCAACTGGTGCAACGTGGAATTTGAATGGGCGCTGCCCAACCCGGTAAAGGGGCGCACGATGAAGGAGCCGGAAGGTCGGGTCAGGTGGTTGACGCGCGCTGAAGTGGAGCTGCTCTGCCGCACGGCGCGGATGCAGCGCAACGGAGCCTTGCTGGATGACTTCATCCACTTGGCGGTCAATACCGGCTGCCGCAAAGAGGAAATGCTGGGCCTTGAATGGCGCCGCGTGGATCTGGTCAACAAGCTGATCTATCTGGAGGGGGTTCACACGAAGGCAGGGAAGCGGCGGAGCATTCCGCTGAACGAGGGGGCGCTGGACGCGCTGAAAGGACGGGCGGGCTATCGGGCGGAAACTTGCCCGGCATCACCCTGGGTATTTTCACGCAGTAGTGGCGAGCGGGTGGCGTGCATCAGAAAAGGATTCGAGGTGGCCTGCGAACGGGCGGGCATCAAGGATTTTGTGATCCACGACCTACGTCATACGTGCGCGGCACATTTGATCAGCGCGGGGGTTGCGCTGGCAGAAGTTCGGGATTTGCTGGGGCACTCGACGATCACCATGACCGAGCGATATGCGCACTTGGCGCCGGCTCGGGTAAGGGATGCAGTCGGGGTTCTGGACGGGTTGCGTGAAAGGGCAAGTTCACGCTCAGTTCACGCTGATGTTCCAGTGTCTCAAGGGAGGGTGGCGCTAAAGCTCGTAAACCCTTGATTTATATAATGGTGCGGACGGAGAGACTCGAACTCTCACACCTTGCGGCGCTGGAACCTAAATCATCCTAACCAAGTAAAAAGCCTTATCAATCAACAGCTTGATCCGCTCGCAACCGGTCACGCTGTCTCATGAAGGGCCGCATTGTACACGCTGACAAAAGGCGTGACTCACGTTTTGTACACGCGACCATTTCACCCCTCCCCCGGCGTCCTGCCGACGAACACCCCCTCTCCGTTAAGCAGTTCATCACCGAGATTAGCCAAAACCAGATGAACTCGATTACTGTATATCCAAACAGTATCGAGATTAACCATGGGCACCATACCAGAGGCCAGCGAATGGCCCGACGAGTTCACCAGGGAAGAAATGCTCGAGCAGCAAAACGTACTCCTGATCGAGGAGTGCCGGATGCTGCAGGAGGATTTGGCGCGCTACCGGCAGAATCTGGCCAAGATGGTCGACCAGAACGCGATCGTTACCGCCGAGCGCGACCGACTCCGGCGCCAGCTGGACGAACACATATCCGAGCTTTCAAAAATGAGGCTGAGCGCCTGCGAGGACTGGAAAACGATAAACAGCATGAAGAGGGTCATTGCCCAGCGGGATGAGTTGCTGCGGCAATTCAAGGTGCCTGAGCAATACCTTGGCGGGCAGAGCTAACTTTCACATGGCAGGCGTGGTCAACTTCAGATCACGTTTAACCTTTGAGGGGCGCCATGTGTAGCCACTATGAAGCACCATCACGCGCGCAGTTGGTGAAAGCGTTCGGCGTTGAGCCATTTGAGCAGGGACGATTGGACTTGTGGCCGACGTACATAGGCCCATTCATTCGGCGGCCCACCGGTGAGCAGGATGAGCCCGGTCCGGCGCTGGAATTGATCGAAGGCTCGTTCGGGCTGATCCCAGGCTGGAGCAAGGACACGAAGATTGCCCGGCGCACTTATAACGCTCGCTCAGAGACGGCAGCCAAGAAGCCATCGTTTCGCAGCGCCTGGAAGAATGCCCAGCATTGCATCATCCCGGCCGCGGCAATCTACGAGCCAGACTGGCGCACCGGTAAGGCCATCGCCACGCGCATCACCCGCACTGACGGTGAGCCGCTGGGCATCGCCGGCTTGTGGGAGTGGTGGAAGAATCCAGAAGGCGAGATCGTGCACAGCTATTCGATGCTGACGATCAACGCCGACGACCACACGTTCATGCGCGACTATCACAAGCCCGACGACGAGAAGCGCATGGTAGTGATTCTGCCGGCCGGCCTGTACAACGACTGGCTCGACGCGCCCGCCGGCGACAGCATGGAATTCATGCGGCAGTATCCGGCCGACCGGATGTCGGTGCAGCCAAGGGAGGGAGTATGATTTTGGATGAGGGGGCGTTGCCGCCCAAGTATCGCGAGGAGGTCATGCGGCTGATGTCGATGATCGAGGTGGCGACTGATAACGCCGGCGTGCGTAAGGCTGGAAGTTACGCGGAGGGATTCGTGCGAGGGATCGAGGTTGCCGGGGCGTTGCGGGACCAGCAGATCGAGGAGCTGTATGTGCTGATGGAAGCCGCAATGTACTCGCGGCTGGAGATATTGGCGTCTCAGTGATTACTTGTCCGGCCCCTTAACAGTGCCGGGCGTTACGGCAAACTCTGTAATCGCGGCAGTCTGCTTCTGCGATTCCTTGGTCATGCCAAAATAGAAGCCCATCACCTCTTTGGTCATCATGAACCAGGTCGTCATCACGGAACCGACAGTCAGGGCCGCCGTTGTGTTGGTGATCACATCCATGGCCCAGCCGGTCATCATGGCCACCACGATGAACAGCGAGCCCAGCAGCATGATGATAGTGATCGCGGGGCGAATTAGGTCGCGCGGCTGCTGACCCGCCAGCTTTCGAGCGCTATCCCGGTCTGCGGCCTCTGCGGCGTACTGCGCCCCTTCCGCCTGTAACCGGTTAGCCTCAGCGGTCACGGCCAACTGCTGGAGCTGAACCTTGGCGTTGGTCTGCAATTCCTGAATCCGCACCATCGCGTCCGGGTTTGCGGCCAGCGCCGCATTTACCGCGTCCGGATCGTTCGACACGCCCAGTGCGCTCGACACCAGCGCGCCAACCGCCGCGCCCGCTGGCCCGCCGAGCAATGTTCCCACTGTCGGAGCCGCAGCGCCGATCACCCTGCCGATGTCTGACCAGTTCATGCGTCCACCGCCCCGTATTGAAGGTTGCCGGCTACTCGGTTCATCCAGCCCTTGCCGTAAGTGGCGAATGTGGACAGCTTTGTCACGAACAGTATCCGCTCGGCATTCAAGCGCATGATCACGTCAGTGACGGTCATCGCCTTGACGGCAGCAATCGACAGCGGGCCGATCTGACCGTCATCGAGGACGCTCGCCGCGCGCTGAAGCATGCGGATGGCATTACCGTTGCCGTTGTTCACAGCGATGTCGAACAGCTGATACGCCACTGCCGGATCGTACTGGTCAGCCTTAGCGCGGTCCCAGAAGTCGCGCTTGTAGATCGTCTTGGCCTGATCAAGCGTCAGGTTCTTGATGTCGAGGTCGGGATAGCTCATCGCCGAGATCCCGAACTTGGTCCCACGAAGCGCGCCCTGCCCGATCACGCCAGTCGTCCAGTTGCCACGGTCCTGAGGATCAGCGCCATAGCCGCCTTCGTGCCCAACGACTCTTTCAAACGCCAGATCGAATCCGGTCATCAAATTTTCTCCAATAAAAAACCCGCAAATGCGGGCTGGGTGTTCCCGTATATGCAGGCTCTGTGACTGGATGGTGGCGTCCAGTGTTATGCGGTGCCTGTGTCAACTGGTGCCGGAATCGAATCTTCCGGGTTTGCTCTGTAGCTGCTGAAATCTGAAATACCTAGCGACTCAGGCGTAGCCACTTCGGCAGATATCCCGGAAAGGGTCTGGAGTTGGAATCCGTCGGGCGCTTCTGTGGCTACAGGCGTCGCCGCGTCTGCGGCGAGCAGATCGGTCAGGCGCTGAATCTCGGCCTGCGCGGCGTTCAGTTGCTCGGTTAGTGTCGCTGTGTTCGCCTGCTCGGCATCGAGGCTTGCCGCGAGTGCTTGGTTGTCGACGATGGTCTGCGCATTGATTTCACCAAGTACGTCGCTCAGTAGTTCCCCGGTCTCAACGTCTACCAAGGCAAGCTGTTGCGGCTCGCTGATGGCGCTCTGCCAAAAAACGCCGTCTCGATAGACGTAGGTTTCGTACTTCAGATTGGCCCCGGACAGCTTGCCCTTCGTGTCATCGGTGCTGCCGAAACGTAGCAATAGCTCGTAGGGGAAAGTCTTTTCTTCAAATGTAGGCATAGGATCAGCTCACTATCGTTGTGGTGTTGGCGATGAGCCAGTTGGTGCCGTTGGAATAGCAGAGCTTCGCCCCGCCAGTCGCGTTCGTCACAGTGATGTAGTAGCCGCTGAAAGTTGATGCGGAAGGCAGGGTGGTCAGGGTGTATTGCCCTAAAAATGCAGGCCCCGAAGACTTTAATGCGCCGGACACCAACAGAGTTGCAGTAGCATCCACAGCCCCTGCGCCTACAACAGCCTTGCCAGCCCCTATACAAAGTCTGGCTTCGGAGGTAGTCGCGGCGTTTGTTCCAGCGGAAATAAAGATGTGATCGGCGTTTGTTGATGCGTTGCCCCGATAATAGGTGACGGTCACGCTGCCGCTAGTGCTGGTGTTTCGGTGAAATCTGAATTGCGCTGGATCGGTGTTTGTGAATGGCACATCATCGATATCAAACTGCCCGCCTGCTGCAGTTTTGTTGTGCTTGATTGAACCGCCAAGCCCTCCAGATATCGCCAACGGGGAATCTGGACCTACCGAAACGACACCAGTCAACGCCGGGCTAGCAATGGGAGCTTTGAGGTTTAGCGCTGTCAGTTGCGGGCCGCTTACCGGCTTTGCGTTGTCGGCCGTGTTATCCGCCAGCGGTAAACCGACCATCGCCTTCGTAACCTGCACCCAAGCAGATGTAACCTGATCCCATACAAACTGCCCCGCCACACTCGGCAGCGGGACCAGCTTTCCAAGGTCTCTGTTAGCCGTCATAAATCACCTGTCGAAGAGATAGCCGCGAACCCGAATCGTCAGGCCGCCGAGGGTAATGAGCCCGTTGAGGAAGTAGTTGAGCAGCTGGTTGCCGTTGACCTCGACGTCGTACTGGCCTGCCTGATTCGCTTTGACGAACAGAAGGAAGTTGGTCGTGGACAGGGTTCCGTTGTCCGGAGTGCCGAGGTAGGCATCGCTGGTCGATGTGTTGTCGATCAGCGTGTACATCAGGCGGCAGGTCATCGGAACGACGGTGGATGCGTCAACCAGAGTTGGGGCCGTGCCCGTTGCGACGTTGAGCAGGCGCGACTGGGAGATTGCAGCGCCGCCCGGTGGGACGAAGCTGATCCGGTTCGCCCGGTCGCCGACCTGACTGTGCAGGAAGGCCAGCGTCACGCCGCTTGCGTTGAAGTAGAGCGAGCCCAGATATCGGCGCGTCGGGTCATTCGATTTCGTGCGCGCCGTGCCCTGGTACGGATCGGCTGGCGCGGTGGCCGAGGCCTCGAACTTAAGCACGCCGTCATCGTTGGCGATGTAGAAGTGCCGCCATGCGCTCGTCACGCCGGAGATCACCAAGCTCATGTCGTTCTGCGAAAGCGCGCGGCCTTGGTTCGGAATGTACGCAGCGCCCGGCGAAAGACCAACCGTCACGCCGTCAGCCAAAACACTGAGCTTGAGCCCGACAATCCTCGCGTCGTTTACGTTATAGGCCATATCACACCGTCACTATCGTGTTGTCGGCGACACGTACCCAGTTCGTGCCGTTGCTTACTACCACCCCTGCTCCACCGGCCATGTTCGTGCACCAGAGTTGCTTGGCGAGGTTTGCGGATGCTGCGGGAAGACCTGCGACCGTGTACTGGAGAAGTGCGTCGTCTTGAGCCCTGAGTGCGCCGAGGACGACGACTGTCAGAACATCCCCTATCGCATCAGCACCGACTGCAAGCACAACGTTTGCGCCATCGGTTGCCGTGTAGTCAGCCGGGGCGAGAACGGGGCCTTTGAAGAAAGGGATAATTGCGCCGGCGGTGTAGCCGTTCGGTATGGCGAACGAAGTCTGGCCAACGGAAGTGGCCGCGATGTTTTCGATGCGGAAGACGTTGCCGGTTGGCAGGTATGCAGCTGGGACCTTGCTGTCAGCGCCGAGAGGTGCAACGCCGTTTGCTGCGCCGACTGCCGAAGTGCTTACCTTGTTAGAGTCGGATGGCGTAATGACCGGCGTTCCATCCTGACGCGCATACCAGACACACTTCCAGATGTTGCCCTCGCCCACGTTACGGAACTTGGCCGTGTCGCCGGCCTGCGTCGTGATGTTGGCGAGACCTGGAAGAATGATGCGGGAAGTGTTCTGCAGCGTTACCGACGTTGTGAATTCGACCTCGCGGGTGGTGCCGGGCGTGCCGCTACCCAAAAAGGTCAGCGTTCCGGTGTCTGTGATGAATACGGTGTTCGACGCGGCATTGGTGATTTGTACGCCATTGGCGATCTCGACACCGAGCGCCATGCTTACTGGGACGGCTTCGTTGATTGCGCCCGTCATTTTTCCGCCAGCCAACGGAAGTTTCGTCGGGTCGGGAGTGGGCGTTGCCGCTAACGCCTTTCCGTCGGCGCGCTGGAAGTCGCGTACGCGCCATGAGCCGGCCGCGATGCACTCGGCAATGAAAAAATCTCCTGCCGCGAGCGTGATGCTCGCCTTGCTCGGCACTTCGATCTGATTGCCGTCTCGAACGATTATGATCCCGTCAAGCGCCGCAAGAACATACTTGACGTCGCCAATGATCCCCGTGCCGAAGCTTGAAACAGTACCGGTGGAGCCGAGCGTCACCAGATTGGAGGCTACGGCGCTCAGGTCGGTCAGCTCCGTAACGTTCACCGATACCCGTGGAGCGAATACCAAGTCGCCACGCAGCCGGAGTGCATCCCCCGGCGGAATCTGGACGTTCTGACCGTCCTTGCGAACGACCGGCAGGCGGCCGACCATTACAACACCACGTAGTCGAAGTCCTGAGTCTTCAACTCAGTGACGCTGAGGGCTTTTCCCAGCTTCTGGTCGATAGCGCCTGTAGCGGCAGTGGTGGCGTCCAGCGCGGGGGTTATTACGCCGCCTGCAGTGCCGAGGAAATAGTCGCTGCCGATAGTCAGACCGGAAAGACCGCTGTTCACTGCATCCAGGTCGTACACGGCGCCTGTACCCGCAGAGGCAACCGCTGCGATAACGAAACCATGCGCCGGGCGTCCGTTCGAGTTGTCAGCCAGACGGATGTTAAGCGCGCCGGCATTCAGGTATTCGTTGACGAACTTGCCCGCACCGATCGCCTCGCTTGCCACAATCGGGCGGGTGCTGACGCCAGTGCCTGCGTTGTAGACGGACGAGTCGAGCTTGCCGTCCGGCCCGAGCGCAACAAATTTGCCACCGTCCGCAGCGCCTGCAGAGGCGACGACTGGCGTGTACTGGATTGTCTGCCCGGCTACCCGGCGAAGAACTTTGTCTACCACGATATGCTCCTACGCCAGTAAAACCGGCTCATTGAGGTCGATGTAAAGGCGTGTCGCGCTGGTGGCGAAGCCGATGATGAAATCCCAGCCGGAGGTCGGCGGGGTTTGTGTGAGAGTGCCGTTTGGTCCGCACCAGACATGACCTTCCGCCCACGACCAGCCCGCGTCGTCGACGAAGCCCTGCGTCTGGATGGTCAGCGCTGATCCGGTAGAGCCTGCGGTGAGAGTTAGGCCGAGAGCCTGGAATACCGAACTGGTGGCTGGATTGACAGGGTGGGCTAGCAGCTGGCTTTCGAAGACGATCCGCAGCGCGCTAACAGTCTCGCCGGCCGTGCGGATGACCGTCTGAACATCATCGCCAGCATCTGTGCCTGGTCTGCCCTGCGCACCTCGCTGTCCGACCATGATGGTGAATGCGCCAGATTCATTCCGGCAGGACCCGCAGAATCCTTCGGCACCCTGGATGGAGAAAGCCGAATTCATCGTGTCACCTCCGGCAGGATTGACACGGCACTGACAGGCGTAACGGACTGAACATGCCCCTCAGCCGTGATTAGCTCTATGTCGTATACGGCCCGCGTCCAGGTAATGGCAGCTGTAGCTGCTGCGGACAGACGGACAATTATCGAAGACAGGGATACATCCAGCTCGATTTCACCATCCCTTACTGCTTGAGGGTCAGAGCTGAGGCTAAGCAGGACTGGCCCGTCGAGGGTGCGCCTAACCTGCATTCTCGCCGAGCAACCGGTTAGGTCGAATGGGCGATTGAAGTACAGCGCGCCACTGGTAACGAATGGCCTCCAGTCATCTGTTCGTACGCCATTCAGCTCGATGGTATTGGCGTCGATAAATGTGGCGATGTAATAGTCGCCGCTTGAGGTGTTGAGCTCTTCTGGACGAATTACTTTTTCTACGCCAACACGCCAGCCATCCGGGATGCCGTGATTTGGCGCAGTCAGCCGTACAGGTGTCGTGCTCGGCATTCCGGAAATAGGCGCGTAGTTGATCTGCATATCTGCACGGCGATACGCAAACTCAAAAGTTCGACCTCTCTGAATTTCGATGTCGAAAGTATTGCCGCCCATGGAAATCTCCTGCGATTTCCAGTTAGCGTATGTGACTGGCTCTGCTTAGGAAGGGGTAATTGCAGGCACAAAAAACCCCCACCGAGGCGGGGTATTTTGTGCTGTTTACAGCCCATATCGAAGCGTACCTAGCCCCGGCATATCACGCCGCAACATGGCAGACCAAACGATGCTTCCGCACCGCACTGGGTTCTCGCAAGAAAACCCAGTACGCTGTTATCAGCCCATGCCGGACCGAGACTTGCCACGCCACAGCGCACCTAAGCCTGCCACGCCCCGCGATGCCTTCACATCGCTCAGCCACCTCGGGGGAAGTGGCTGAACGCTGTTTTCAGCCCATGACTTGCCACGCCAGGCCCAGCCATGCCGGATCTCAGCCCACCGAAACATGCCGCACCGCATGATGCTTTCGCGCCGCACAGCGCACCCCTTCGGATGCGCTCTACGCTGGTTAATGCAGTCCTTTGGTCATACCGCGTAGCGCTGAGAACTTCGCTACGGTGTCCAGATTCTCCCGGCGCTGATCATCGGTCAACTCAGTAATCCGCAGATTGCGGAGTTTCTGACCCGTGTTTCGGAAAACCTTTCTGACATTTCGATCAAATTCCTCGACCGCGATGCCGGTCTGTTCATGCGGCGGCACCCAGCGATAACCACGCCCACGCACTGACTGTAGGCAGACTTGGTGGCTGCGAAGCAATTCGTTCTTAAACGACTCTACGTTGGCCAGCCACTCGAATTGCCGATCGCGAAACTGATCTGAAGTCATTGTCTTGGTGTCGAGTAGCGACGGCATGCCGAAGCGATTTTCCAGCCACTGGTGGCTGACCATGTCGCCGTATTTGAACTCAGAGAGAAAGTCGTCAACAGCTTGCTTGTAGGACGGGTATTTCGTTACGTCAGACATATGCAACCTCGAATCGACCAAAACGGGGGCGGTATTCACACACGCCGATGAGCTTGCCTGCATCAGTGATGGCTTTCTTTGCCTCATTGATGTCGAGTACGTCGGAATTGATTGCCACCTCAATCTCGGTTGCCCAATCGAGAAAGATTGGACGGTAACGCATGATCTTGGCTTGCCCCACTTTCACGCCTCGACAGTCGACGAATCGCTGATCCTCCCACAACTCGCCCGGGGTAGATGGCCCGTCAAAGACAAGCTTTGCCCGATCCGTCATCACAACGGCTCCTCGCTTCCAGTGGGTGCCCATCTTCTGCAGTTTTGCTCCGGCAAGGAAAGTTGCGTCGAAATTCTGGCCTGGCACAAAAAAACCGGCCTTCTCGTCGTAATAGGCGCCAGCCACAAATTCAGATCGGGCGATCGCCAGATGATCGTCATCAGTCTTCTTCCGCTTGCCGGTCAGCTCTTTGTGAGCTTTGGTCGCCGGGTTGAGCGGGTTAGCCAGACGGTCGCTGTGCATCATGAGCGGCGAGGTGCCGGTGATGCGTATTGTCAGGAGGTCGAGGCTCATGCGGATTTCCTCGATGCATACCCGCCCTGGCAGCCGGTAGAAGTGTAGGCGGCATAAAGTTCTTCGCGCCGTTTATCAAGAGCAGCAAACGAAATATGCCCGTCATGCAGCTGATCAAACATGCTCATCAGGGAGTCAGAGCCTAGCGCTCTGGCAGCGTTCAGCATGTTCAGTTTGTGCTGATGCATCGTCCAAAATCGCGACATCAGCAGGTAGAGACAATGCGTTTCATGCTGATCAAGATAAATTCCGTGCGCCTGCTCGATGATGCGAGCTGTCGGCACAGCAACGTCTATTGGCTTGCAAAGCATGAACTCGCAGACCGCAGGATACTGGCTATCAGGGATGTCTTTGTAACTGCCGACCTTGAAATGATCTTTGATACCGCGCCAGACGACCGGATATTTTTTACGGTCCATTCCCGCCAGTTCAGCAACGCGGTTAAGAATGTGGCGCTGATGGGCTGGTGTTAGAGCTTCAGGCTTATGCTCAATAGCAAGAACGGGCGATTTACCGAAATAGCTATCTTCGAGTTTTTCGAACATTTCCCAGGCTTGTTCGGTATCCAGCATCTTGGCGTGGCGAGCAGCACCGCGCTCCGTCCAAAGGATCATTTGACGGGTGTTTTTCGATATTTGGACTACCTGACTATCAGTCATGTAGTCCTTAAGAGCCTTTAAAGCCGCGCCTTCCAGCTTGTGGAAGTGCTTGCCAGCGACGAATCGACCAGCGTTGCGTTGGAAGTTCTTAATAAGATTGTTGTCATCGGTACCGTACAGCCTTGCCAGCAAAGCAGTGGTCACGACTGGCCGACCGGCGTGTGAGATTGCCGGTATATTTTCAGGTGTCAAAGCTGTGCTAGAATTTTGCATGACGTCGTTTTCCTGATAGTTGACTACGTTACCTGAAGCCCCTTGCGTTACAGCGCTTGGGGCTTTTTCATGCCTGCTTGATCTGCCCATCTTCTTGCTCCAGAGACTTGCGCAAACGAAATACAATCTCGCCGCTGAGGCTGCGACCGTTTTGCTTCGCTTTTTTAGCTAGGTTTTCTTGCATGAGTGCCAGTAGGCGAACACCTACGACTTTCTTCTCTTCTGCCATGACAGGGCGCTCCGTTGTTTGTGGAATGACTTTATTGCAGTTTGTTGCCTATGTAAAGCAACTTGTTGCTTATTTTGCAGCTTCAAGCGTTACGGTGTATTTTTACGACCTCAAGCAACTTTGGACAGATACGATGGATGACCTATTCGGGAAGCGGCTAGCCCGCGCGCGGGCATCGGCGAACATGACGCAGCGAGAGCTGGCGGATGTAGTCGGAATAACCTGGTCACAGATATCGCGCTACGAGGCATCTAAAGCCAAACCACGGCTTGCGGTTTTGCTCAAGCTGGCTGATGCGCTGGGAGTTAAGCCCGAGGACTTGTCTGGCGATAGGAGTGATGATGACGAAAGCAACGAAATCACGCTGATGCTGACGGGGAATGAGACCAAGAAAATCGAAGGCTATGCTGAAGAGAAAGGCATTACGTTTGATGAGGCGGTAAATCAGTTGATCGCTGCCGGAATGAAGGACCGCATGGACAAAAGCCCTGACCTCATGGCCCAGCTTGAGGCGGAGATTCCAGGGGCTTATGAAAAGCTGCTTGAATTGCTAGGCGGGAAGAGCAAATCCTAGAGCGTGGGCAGTCGTGGTGTTGATGACCATAACTGAATCGAGTTATCACCATCATGGTGACAACTGAGCACTTTGCAATTATCAGGGAAGAAACCATGACAAGCGAAGACCAATGCCCGCAGCTCGAACTGTTCACCCGCCTCATAATGGATATTCAGGCCCAAATCACCGCTCAGTCGACCGTGCTCCATGAGCTGATAAAAACGCATCATGACAAGGATGAGTTAGATTTCAGGCTCGCCGACGCTCAGCTTCGACTAGAGGCGGTCATGGGAGCGTCTATTTCGCCGGATCTGGCGGTTGAGAAGTCGGTGAGCCTGCTGACTGAATTGCGAGCATCTGTTCGGAGATAAACGCTGCCAAAGCGTCTCTCGCCTCTCTAGCTCTTTCGTGCTTGTCAGCTAGCTTCTGCAGAACTCGCTCGCTCACCAGCTCGACCAGCTCATCGTCATATTTAGGCAATCCCATCGTCACGACTCCTCTTAATCTGAATCCAAGGATAAGTGACTGATGCATCGCAGCAAGGCCTATCGATCTACCCTGGCAAAGCCTTCGATGATCCAGGTGGCGCCTGCGAAAACCCCATAAAGAACAATGACCGGCAGAACGCCTGCCTTTAGCCAGTCGTAGAAATGCTTGCCAGAGTCATCCAGCACAATCCACGTCACGGCAGCAAGCCATATTACCGAGAGCACAAACCAAAGCCGGCGCAAGCCAGCTTTGATCAGTCTTTTAGAATTAACGTCCCGCATGAATGCTTTATTCCGCATGAGGAAGCCGCCAGTCTATGGGTTGACCACTGTCGGAGGCAACTCAATAGCTGCTTCGGTAGGCTTGGCGTCAGTTGTGAAATATGCAAGCGGACCGGCTGCACGGACTTGAGCTTTGCTGTTCTCTCCGATTGCGGCAAACCAACGCTTGTAAGCCGATGTCCGCATTAGCTGGGCCTCCCGCGCCTTGAGTCTTCCCGGTTGGGATCCGCCGGTTTCGGCCGCCGCCAGAATGGCATCGTGAAATTTCGGGTTGAGAAATAAGTCCTCTGCAGCTTTTGTGATGGGCGTTTTGTCCTTTACCAATATCTTGGTCATAACGCTGGCCGTACCGGCCCCAGGAAACCCGAGTGCGCTGGTGGCACCCTCCGCCACCGAGACCTGCTTGCCTATATCCCAGACCTTGCTTACCAGGCCGCCCTGCTCTGTCAGCTCCTGAAGCATTGGTAGCGTGCCGAGCTTGCCTGTTGAGATGCGCTCCGCAGAAAGTCGCCGCATACCGCCTCCTAGCGTAGCAATTGCATCCAGCGTCTTAACTGTCTCCGGCCGCAAGTACTGAGTCAGTCTTTGTTTCGCCGCCTCATTCCGACTGATGCCGGTGAACCAGTCAACGAAACCTGGGACATTGAGTTGCTTTTGCGTGCCGCTTCTGGCGGTAAATGCATCATTCAAGGATGTGAGAACTGCCTCCTCGCGCAAATGCGGAGGTATCAATTTTATGAGCTTGTCGTAATTTTTGAAGTTCCCGGACTCAAGGTTTTTAACTGCGCCCCCGAAGCTTGATGTGATCGCGCCGGTCATGTCCTTGCCAATGGCCTGAATTAAGTTGTCCTCAAGCCCCTTGCGCTGCGCAACGACCGACTTAGCGGCCGTGAAAGCATCGCCAACACCAGCAGCCTCAGCCACCGCCTGCTGGTCCTTGCTCAAATTGGCGTAGAGAGCATCAAGGGTGCGAGAGCTCGATGAGGCGAACGGCCCTCGACCTTTATAGCCATCGCCGACGTCTTTTCGAACTGCATCTAAGGCGCTATATGTTGGATGGGTGGTTACGGTCTGAACTGTGCCTGGAACCAGAGGATTAGGAATGGTTTCAACTTTGGGCGATAGGATGCGAAGCGCTTTACTTTCATCAGCAGAAAGGAGCGGCGCGCCGCCAAAGTCAGCGGCGCGGCTCTGGATATACGAGATCGTCGCATCTGCCGGCGCTTGAGTCTGATTTGGGATTGCATCATGAACATGCTTGTAAAGGTCTTCAGCCTGACTATTAAGCCCGTTGATGGTGTTTTGGCTTTCGACCCGAAACTTGTCTGAAAAAGCACTTTTGTCCAGCGATCCGCCAGATTGAGTGACAAGGTCGTCAGCCTTTTGCGCCAGCTTCTGATAGGACATCGCCTGCTTTTCGTTGGCGGCGCTTCCAATAATTGAGGCGATTGCCCCGTTCAGCTCTCTAAACGGCTGACTGTTGGATACTTGGCCTGGCAATACATCGCCCATCATGTCCAGGTGAGCGGCGGCGTCCAGAATCTTTGGATCTGGTGCGGCCTGCTCTGCCAAGTTTGCAAACTTTTCTGCCTGCGTTCTCGGGCTTGCTTGTGCGGCGTCGGCAACGCTTTGAACTATTCCTGACTTATTCGACGGGACGTCAGTCGCACCCGTCGCCGCATTGACCACATCCTGCGACTCGCGCGCGGCCTGGGCGCTAACCTGTTGCTGCGCCGCGACTGCCTCAGCCCGATCGGCAGACGAGCGCAGTAATTTACCAGTTCCAGCAGCAACTGCCGGGAATGCCCCGCCGAGCGCTCCACCCAGTGCAGCACCGCTAACGGCTTCCGGCAAACGGTCAGCGATATCACCCTCAGCCGAACCAAATCCATACGCACCGCCATACCCGGCTCCGACCAATGCGCCTTTGCCGATATTACCGGCGAGAGTTGCAGCGGGAGCCGTGCCACCAGTGGAGATAGCTGGAACAATGCCTCCGATGAGGCCGCCGGCAATCGAAGCAATGGGGTGCTGATCTTGCCCCGCTTTCAACAACGCACGCTGGTTCGCAACGTTGGCATCGTAGCGCTGGCCGAAGGTTTCTCCGGCGGCCCCGTTGCCTGTTGGAATCAGCGGTTGAACGGCAGCATCTAAGCCGGCAATGATTTCATCTTGCAGTCCGAAGGTGATGCCGTCACCCGCACCGCGCGCAAAGGCCTCGCCTGTGCCTACCTCCGGCGGCGTCGCTGGTTGAGCCGGGGCCGTCGACACCTGAGGGTCGGGAGTTGTGGCGGATGGCTGATATTTGCTCCATGGGCCGCTTGATGCCGGCTGATCGACCGTGGCAGACGAAGCTGGGGCTGCTTGATATTTCTCCCATGGCCCGGCCATTACTGAGCCCTCCATGAGGACGGGCTTGAAGGATCGCCACCGAGGAATACATGGCCGTCCTCAATCGCGCCTACTGCTGGCGCGCCCGGCTGGGCTGCGGGCGCGGCGGCGACTGGCTTCGCAGGATTCGCTTTCTCGTAATCGGTGATTTTCTTACTCAGATTCGTAGCGATGTCATTGATGCGTTTCTTGGTGCCTTCCTCGCCACCCATAATCCCGCCCTCGGTGACGTTAAGCCCAGACCCGATGCGCGCTAAGAACTCAATATCCTTATCAGTTAAAACTCCAGACATCTTTGGAAGATTTTCCAAGGTAAGAAGAGACTGAAGCCGGTTCGCTCTATTGATAAGATCTTGCGATCCCTGATTGGTGGTCGGAAGCCGGGAGTTGATAGGTCCAGTGATGTCGCCAAATCTGTCGTCCTTCGCAATTCCGATAGCCAGATCCCTCGCCTCTTTCGCAATATCAATCGCACCCGACTTCTTGTCGGCGATGTCTTTGGCAGTTTGCGCAGCCACTGTCTTCCTGCGCTCAATTTCCAGCCTGTCCAGTTCGGCCTTGTTCTCTGCTTCGGCCTTTTTCAGGTCCGCCCCTGGCGCCGTGCCTTTCAGCTCACTTTTACGGCGCTCAATTTCAAGGCGGTCAATCTCTGCCTTGTTCTTTGCCGCTTCTACTTTCTGCGCAACCTCCGGCGCAGTGCCGGTCGCCTCCGCAGTGGACTTCTGCGCCGCCGCATTGGCTTCTGCCGTTTTCGCCTGCGTTAACTGAAGAGTGGCGCCTTTCGTACCGTCTGGATCAGTGATGCGCCTTGCGGCGGCAAGCTGATCGGGCGTTGCTGTAGGCGACTGCGCCGCCGTCATGACATCCTCCAGACGCTGCGTTTGCCGCGTTTGCGCCGCTGCCACCTGTCCGGTACGCAGGTCTTCAAGCGACTGCTGCCGCCCTGCCACGTTAGCGTCTGCGCGCTGCCTTCCGAAAGCTGTGGCTAGGTCGCGCTCTTTGTCATCGCGGGTATACGGCTTGCTGCTGTCGTGCACGATGTTCGTGTTGTTAGCGATGTACTGGGCTCCTTGTGCCTGACCCAGCCGGTCTTGAGCCTTGTAGGCATCACGAAGGTCGATTGCACGCTGGAATCGGGTCAGCGCCAGCTGAGAATCGCCGGCCTGCGATTGACTGAAGCTGCCGACGCCGTCGCCGAGGTTTGCGGCGCTGCCCAGTGCGGCGAACTGCGGACCAGACGATGGCGCATCGCTGCGGTAGGCATCAGACAGGCTCTGCGCAGCAGGCGTTGCCATAGTGTTGATCGGAGGCAATCCACCAGCCGACCGTAAATCTGCCGGCGCGTTCGTGAATTCCGGTACGCCGTCCGCCCCCACTCTCCCTGCTATTTGATTTGTGCCAGAACCGATACCAGTTTGGCGGTATGCCGAGTCGAGGCTGCGCGTGTCGTTGATTGGGGTTGCGTTCGCCACCGGTGGGGGCAGAGTACTCAGCGAGATTCCGTTGCCCGCAGATGCCAAATCGGCCGGCGGCTGAATTCCCGGAGCTCCAACTGTCTGCGGCGCACTGATGGTTTGGGATAGGTCAGCCAGCGTCTTCGGCCCTTCAACCTGAGCGGTTGTCGGGTAGGTAGGCGAATTCGCAGTGGGAATCACCCCCACCGGTCTAGCCGACTCAAGCGAGGCTGGCCCTGATGGCTGTGGCGGCCTTGAAAACTGCGTCGGATTGGTAAGTGCTGTAGCCAGCCCTGCCGGCTGAGCCGCTTGCTGTTGTTGCGGCAGCATCGCGGCGCCAGCCAGACCGCCCGCCACTGGCACCGCCGCCGATGCGCGCGCAATGGGCCCGCCTGTCAAAGACTGAACGCCATTTTTTGCCGCGCGCTGGGCGTTTGTCATGTATGCCTGACTCAGGTCGCCGATCAGATCGCCGTATGCCATTGTGGGTGCTCCCGCATGTTCACTAATGACCCGACACTATGTGACTAAAGTCCGCGGTCAACCGGAGACAACGACCGGGTTCTCGTAGGATTTTACGAAATCAGTCCAGAAATATTTCAGTACCTGGCCGCCCGACTGGATGGAAATCGGCTGCACGATCACCTCTCCCGTCTCTTCGCTTTCTCCTGGCGTCGTCGGGACTGAGCCATCTGCCAGCGAGAGACGACGCAAATTCACGATCGCGTAGCCGTCAGCTGTTACGCCCTGAATCACTGGATCATCAGGCAACGCCATGGTCGATATAGGCGTTTCGGCCGAGGTTTCCAGGTCGAAGACATTAATCGCATATTCTGACTCGTCGGCATAAGCGATGCGATTGCTGTCAGCAAGGAAGAACGCCTCGGTTCTTCTGGGCATGAATCCGGTCCTGCCGATGAAGTCACCCGTGACTGCGTTGAACACCCCCGCCGCGTAGCTGATGCCGTATTTCGACACAATCAGGAACTTCGAGCCGTCAGGAGATATCTGGACAGTGGTCGACGCTATCTCGCTTGCTTCATCCTGCAACAGGTCGATTGCGTCGCCTGTGGCGAGCGTTGCCAGGTCGGCGATGTACGCCATGCCTGACTCCTGTATCAGCAACACCCTGTCGCCACCAGGGAATATCGCGAAGCCGTTAATTGTTACCGGCAGATCGCGCTCAACGGCTGCCGTGTATGGCGGCGCAATTATGGCAATTCCAGCTCCCGAGCCAATGACAAGACGACCATCTTGCGCGAAGCCAGCGCCCTTGCTCTGCCCGCCGTTCAGGTTGTAAGGGACTGAGTGCTGACTGTTAAGTTGAAAATTCAGGAATGAAGCGGCCGAGTTTTCGCCGAGGTCGCGCGTCTGGACATACACCGCGCCGTCATAGGAAACAGCCTGCGGGCCGAACGCGCCTGATGGCGGCAGGGCAATTTTCCCCGTCGGCGAAACTTGATCGGTATCTATGGCGTAAACCGATGTTACCGATTGGCCGGTGCCGGGATCGTAAACACCGCCGTCCCTGAAATAGATCTTCGTCATCATTAAACCCTCACCACAGGCTCAGATCTGGCCTGCGCAATGTTGCCGCAATGGATGGTGCCCGCCGGGGACCCGTACTGAAGCATTTGCATCCAGTTGGCTCCTGAGTCGTAGCTGATCCAAGTGACGCCTTGGGTGATGTCTTCCCCGTCCCACTGTTCGCCACTCAGACCGGGACGGCCAAGTCCTCGAGAGGCGATAAGGGTGGCTGGATGGCCGCCGTTTTCAGGGTCCAGTGGATCGTAGCCATCACTTTCGGGGCGCAACACTTCGATCCGCCCGAGTTTTGGCGGCGAGGAAAAATCAGGCACGAGGCCCAGCGCCAGATCGACATAATTGAACGCGTCGATCTCGCTTGTGGGACCTTCGCTGTTGAATCCGGTGTTCCTCATGGTTGGGTCGATAACGCCTTCGACCCGGACCAATCCGGTTGTCAGGCTGAACGTGGCGATCGCCAAGTTACCGTCGGGGCAAAACATGTATTCATCAGCGGCGCGCTCAGAGAGCTGAGTCGAGACGTAAAAGGCAAACCTCCCGTTCCCTATATAGGAAACCTGGTCGTATGCCGCTGGCAGCGAAATCCACTCGCCATAGCTGTACAAGGAACTATCAAGAGGAAAATCGACGACACCATAGTTCGCTATGGCCTGCTCCCCCGTTCCGCATGCTACGCACATGGCAAACCCCGGAATGCCTTCGTAGGCAACCGTGGCCGAATCCCGGGTGACGACCACCACCCGCAGCAGCGGCATCTGACCTGGCGCAAAAAAGGAGAACACAGGAAATACCGCGGTCGTGCCGTCAGTATCACCGCCGATTGTGAATCGGCCTTCGTTAGCCTCGCCGATATCCCATGCCGCCGTGCTCCCGCCATACATCGCCGCCCCGCTGGATGAGACGCCGCGAGCCATTGTCGTCTCTAAGAGGTTCATCGTGCGCACCACACCCTGATCAAACCAGTGAACATCCAGGAAGAGCTTTGCGTCGAACGGCTTCGCGCCAGCTGGCTCGCCATAGTAGTCAGGCGTTCGGTCGATGAATGAGGCCGCAATCATCACAGAGGTTCTGGTTCCGTCTTCATTCTCCAGGGTGCTCACAGGGGCGCGATAGGTGATGTTGTTGTCGTACCAGAGGCCGAGGAATCCAAGCGCCGTTCGATCAATGAGCAAGGGCGTTCGCTCCAAATCACCACCGGCGACCTTGTAATTTTGCAGGATGGTTGCTTCCGTTCCGATGACCTGAATGTCGGCGATCCAAAGGCCGCGCGATCCAGAGGGAACACCCCCGGCGATGCCGTTGGCGTTTTCTGCCCAAAATCCCGAGCCCGCAGAGGGCGACGGGTTGCTGTCGTACCACTTGTACGGACCGCCCTCTTCATAAACCACTTGGGCGGCAATCGTGATTTTGAATCCGTAATTGCCGTCCTCATCAAAGAACGTAGAGGGGCGGCCGCTTGCAATCCATGGGTATTGAGCTCCGTCCCAGTTTTGTTCGTAACCCGTCTCTGGGTCGTCCTGTAGTCGGGTTATAGCGCTGGCCCCGACGGCGCTCAGCGCACCCTCCCCGATATCCAGTGTCCAGCTGGCCAAAGGAGACGTTGGCTGCTCAGGGACTTGAACCCCGTCCTGCCATTTCACCGCGTTAGGAGCGACTACCACCATTCGCCAGGCGAACTTATCGCCAGCTCGGGTGAACGAGAACGGCCACCGATACCCCTCGACGCTCAGCAGAGAGAAAAGATGGGCGGCTCCGGCGTCGATGAACGGTTGCGCCAAGCCCCAGTAGCGGGTCGGCGTGTAGTCAGCGGCCGAGGCTGCATCGCCGATCAGCAATGATTGGTATGTTCCGGCGGTGATCAATGGGTCGGTCTGAGGCGGCAGGATGTCCGTCACCCCGCCTTGAAGGTATGTGTCGCGGCCCTGATAAAGTGCCTGGATGTAGTAGCGGCTGTGGTTTGCAGTGCCGTCTACTAATTTTCTGCCAATCAGGCACAGGTCAGCAGGAATATCGAGAACAATGGCTGTGAGCATATCGCCAGACTGCTTTGCGATAAGTAGATAGCCCTCAAATATCTGCCGCTTTACTCCCCCCGAATTTCCTCGAGACGAGAGAACGTTCGCCATTTGAACGACCCTGCGCAGCAGCCAGGCCCCCGACGCGCAGGCGACCCGCCTCATAGTCGCCATTATGGAGTTGCCGCGCCTGAAGTGATGTGCGCGTCGAGCGTACCGATCGCGCTCGCTGCCTTGCCGGCAATGTCGCCAAATGCCTGGGCGGCATAACCGTGCGCCTGTCCGGTCGAGTCGGCGCCATAGTTTCGGATTCGGTTGCTATCGATGCCGCCGTCCACGCCAGCCTTTGTTTCTGCGGCGCGCAGCTTGAGCTGTTCCATATTCACTTCGACGCCGTAATAGCTCGACAGCGCGTTGTAGAAGCTCTGATACGCCGAGGCTTTGATCTGAGCCGACTGGGAATCAAGCTGATACATCGAGGTGTAGACCCGAAACATATCGGACGCGGCATTGAGGATGCCCAACTTGAGCTGAGTGGCGAGCTGCACGGCCTGCTGGAGCAACTGAAGTTTGATGTCGGCATCTTTGATTGCTTGCTCGCGGCTCACGTCCAGGACTGCGTCGACGGCACGCCGCTCGGACTGGGCCAACTGGTCAATAAGTGCGCCAGGCGGCAGAGAGAACCCGCGGGACGAGAATGCAGCGCTCAACGTGGCTCGCTCAGAACGGACACTGCGCCCGGCTCGATCGCGCGACTGGTTCCAAACCATTTCGAAAATGGTGCCGGCCATGCCGAAGGGTTTGACGCCGCTGATCACGCCGACGAGATAATCCTCGGGCACTCCCTGGAAACCGCTGTTGATCGATGGGAAATACTTGTCCATCCATGCATCAACCTCGCCGTTCACGCTCGCGATATTCACCGCCGCATTGTCGGTACCGCCGAACAGGTCGCTGAATTTCGGCGGCTCCTGAAGGTTGATACTGCCAACCGTGTAGGAGAATGGCGTTTCCTTGAGGTTCGGCTTGGCCGAGACGTTGATGCGCCCGGCGCTGCCCGATGCGTAGCTCAATGACTGTTGGGCCAGAGCAAATAACTGGCTGTTGGTAGTGTCAATGCTCATCGCTTGGTTCTCCTGGCGCCGGTCGCGGCAACCCATTCAATGTTGTCGAGTTCGGCGTAGGTCGCGTCTTCAATCTCAAGCCGCAGCCGCCAGTAGCGGGACGAGACGCCCTTGGCCGGATTGATTCGGGCCTCTGAGCTGTCACGCTGGATGAGTCGATATTTGGCATCGCGACCGAAGTCGTCAGTCAGTCGTGCGTACGCCACGCCGTCAGTGGCGATTCCGAAGAAGACGTTTTCCATGCGCTTGGTGCGCGGGCTGCCCTGATCATCGGCTGCGAAGTCGATCAGTGCGGAGAGGGTTTCGCCGTCGTCCGTGCTGCCATCAATCTTGTAGAGCCCGTCCGGACGCACGCCATAAAGGTCTTGGCCGACACGGCAGAAGTTGGTGAATCCGAACCCGCTGTATCGCGTGACCGCGCCGGTGGCGATGTTGGTGGCGTACTGGATCGCCTCGTTTCGCGACTGTGACGAGTAGTCGCTGATGATCAGCCCGCTGCGCAGCACTGCGTGAAGAATGAAGTTGGCGCGCGCCGACGATGACAGCACCAGGCTTTCGACCAGGCGAGCATTCATGCCGATGAGCACTTCTATCGTGCTGCCGATGGTCAAGCGCTCTGTGATCGTGGCGTACAGGACGGGAGCGAAAACGACGCTCGCTCCTATCACCAGTCCTTCGTGGATCGTGGCGCTGAGGAAATCCGTGGTGTCTTCCGCCTCGACGTCCGGGCCATCCATTACAAAGCTTACGCCGCTCTGGAATTCTTCGGACGCGCGAACCAATGGGCTCATATCGAAGTCCAGCACGCCGTAATCGACGTACAGGCCGTGATCCACGGCAGACATCGACATGTCGGATACTGTGACAACGCCGTCGAGAGCGATCACCGGCACGACCGCATCGGCGGCCATGACCCCAGAGGCAAACCCTCCCAGCAGACGATTTTCCCGCGACGACGGGGGCTCATTGCCCAGCAGTAGTGGGTAAAACGACGAGCCGGTGAAGAGCTTTTCGATAACTGGGTCGTCGGTGAAATCGCCGGCAGCATAGAGCGCCGAGGTCAGACGCTTGGAGCCGGTCGATCTGTTCGCGCTGGTAACAGTAACGGTGCCGTCCGAGTAAGTGACGACGCCATTGGCGCGCGTGATCCTGACTGACGGGTTGCCGGCGGTTACAGTGCCGAGCGAGCCGCGCAGTACACCCCTTTCGTAAATTCGAAGCGTGCCACCGGCAAAGTAGATCCCGTGTTCAATGTCGCTGAACGACCCAATAACTGCGGATGCCGGGGCCAGCCCGCACAACACTGCGCCCGAGGGGTTGGCTGGCAGCGTGAATTCGAGAATTGCATCAGCATCAATCGCCGCGATGCCCCGCCCGCCTGAGTTCCAGCCGACTTGGCCATCAGTTACGACAGCAGCCTCAGAGCCAGCGACCGCGGCGACTGCGGGGTAGCAGGTCGTGATCGGCGCATTGGCGATGACGTAAGGCACCAGCAGGTATTCAATGACCGAAACGCCAAGTGCGTTTTTGGCAGTGACGGCGATGATCGGGTAACCCGGGATCTGCTGAACCCCGGTGTTTTTGAAGGACGTCACCTTCCGATAGACGACCTTCGTCCCGCGAGTGGTGACGCAGTAGGCCGGTCGCGCCGTAACAGCCGGAACCGCAGCGACGTAGGTGTTTCTCGTCCGCTTGGTGATTCGGTTCGACATAGCGGTCTTCCCGATTAACCTGCGGCGATGGATGCGGTGAAGTAGTTCACCTTGCGTTCGTCGCCAGCGGTCCAGGTGGTCGAGCTGACAATCATGTCTGCGTCGATCAGGCCAACCGTCCCTTGCAGGCGATTGAGCGTGACACTTGCACCGCCGGCGTCCGATGGCAGCTGCATGCGAAAGAAGGTCGGCGTTCCGGATACGGTGATCTGACCCTGCCAGACTTCAGAGGATGATTTCTGGATCGAGCCGTCAGCAGCGTTCGCCTCAAGCGAGACGCCGCCACCGGTGCCGTTCAGCGAGTACGTCAGCAGAGGAACAGCGTCTCCCGACAATGCCGCATCCGCCGATGCAGGAGCGGTGCCGGAATACACGGTGAGAACAGTTCCCGCCAGGCCAGCCTTGAACGAACCGGTGGCGAGCATGTAGTTGCGAAGACCAGTGCTGCGCTTCATGGCGATACGCCTCCCAAGTTGATGTCGCCGGCGGCAATGGTGAATGTTCCAGCGCTGGCAGAGACAGGTGCGGTCAACGGCTGACTGCTGACGCAAGTGCCGCCGCTGGCCGCGGTCCAGATCGAAATATGCGTGAGCGTTGCTGTCGCGCTGAGGGTGAAGTTCAGCGCAGAGCTCGACGCGGCCGTACCGGTGCTGGTATTCACAGCGAATGCGGTTGGCTGCCGGGTGTAACTGCCGTCAGCAAGCTGATTGGCCGACCCTGCATCGCCGGGATTACCCGTGTGCAGCGCAATGTAGAGAGTGCCCGGCAGCAAAGTGGGCAGCGCGATGTTCCGTCCGGCAAGAGTCAGGCTCATGGTCAGGCCGCCGAAATCAGTGGCAATACGATCGCGAGCCGGAAGGTAGAACCGGCCGGGACGTCGTATGGCGATGCGAAACGGGAGATTGACAGCAGAATGCCGCTGTTGCTGCCCTTGCCTGGGTTCGAGCAGAGAAACCCGGTGTACAGCCGCGTGGTGGTCGTGAACGTGAATTCAGCCTCGGACGCGGTGTTGTCGATGGTGTCGACACCGTTGTAGGTGTCATTCCAAACCGGCCGGGTCGCTTGCGAATAACCGACCGCCTCGCCTACAGCAACAGGAAGGTCTGCCGAGCTGGTCGCGCTCGATGGCACGTAGTTGGCCGCACCAACGCCGATGTACCAGCTTGAATTCATCGTGCCGGTGCCGCGAATCAGGCCAGCAATGTGGTCGATGCCGGACTGGGGAATGATGTTGTGGTCTTCGAAGGAAACGATCACCTCGCCATCCGGCGACACGACCTCTCCGCGATAGACAAAGCCGAGCTTTGCCAGGGCTTCAGGAATGACGGTCATGGGGTGATGATCTCCGCTCTGTAATAGTCGCTGGCAATCAGCGGGTTTGGTCTTTTGAGGCCGCCCATGGTGGTGATCACCATCTGAGAGCCGTTGTGGTCAATGAGACCGGACGCGCCAAACGCTCCAAGCTCTGGGGCAAAGTTGGCCTGGCTTAGCAGGGAAACGCTGCCGTCGAGCGCGCCCACCGCGAGGCCGTACTGCGTCATCCAGCACGCGCGGCCGTCAGGAAGGATTGAGCCGGTGCCGGGAATGGCGCCATGATCGAGAACCTTGCGTTGAACGACTTCCGTCGAGTCCAGCGCGGGCAGGAAGTAGGTCTTGTCCGCACACACGAACACCCCGCCGTCGACCTGCAGGACAATGCTGATTGGCGCCGGGTACTGGAAATAGGATTTGGAGCGGTCAAGCAGATGTGGGCTCATTGGCATCGTGTGCCAGAGCGTGTTGCCATCGGCGATCAGGATCACTGAGTTCAAAGAGGCCATGTGGTCACCGCCGACAGGTTCGCGAATGTTCAGCGTCTCCAGTCGCGCCGTGTCGTCACGCAAGGTCGTCACGACGATGTCGCCAGTGCCTTCGAACTGCTGATACAGCGCCTCACCGTTGCTTGTGCTCATGTAGAGCCGAGCGGTGTAGCCCTCGGGGATGTAAGGCGACAGAAAAATAAGCGCCGAGCCTTCGCTGATTGCTATCTCGATCGGGCTGGTGGTGCCGCCCTCTTCTCCCTGGGAATTCACCAGCGTCATCGCGGCTTGATACGAGCCACCAGCAAGCCCGCCAGACGCAACGGTCGGCAATGGCTGGGCATTCACCGCAGGTACACCCCAGCGGCGCAGCGTAGAGCCGTTGAAGCGCAGGTTTTCAGTGGTGGTGCAGAAGAACAGCTCTTCGTTGTGCACCGTGCCAACCAGTCGCCCGGCGCCGTCGATCTGGGCCAGGGTGTGCGATGTGTTGGTCTGGGTATCGAACGCAATCAGGGACGTGCCGTCAGCGAAAACAATCTTCGAGCCAATAGCCAGCGCGCCGCGAGCATTGGTTGCTGCATGGCGCTGGTCGTAGCCGGAACGGAGCCCGAGCACGCCACCCACCAAAGGATCGAAGTTCACCAGGTCACGGACAAAGCCATCCGGCATTTCTTTGGAGTTCGCGCGGTTATTGATCCCGCCTGACCATGCGCTGTTGCTCGCCATCACCAATTACTCCGGATCTGGCGTGTGCAGGCACCGCGGCGCAGGATCGAGGCTTCAAGCGCGGTTTGGCACCTGACCAGGAATTCGGCATAACGGTTGCTGGACTTGGCCTTGTCAAAGGTTTCGGCGTCGCTGACGTTGTAGGCCTTATAGGCCAGGTACAGCAGCAGGTGACGGCGATCACTTGGCAGCATGTCCGGGATCTTGTCGCACTTTTCGAGCTCTTTGACCGGGCGGCGAATGACCTGCAGGCGGATTTCGCCAGCAGCCGTCGGTTTCGGATGCAGCTTGAGAATACCGACCGGATTGAAATGGAAGTGCGAGCCGCAGCCGCCATATGCCATCCAGTAGCTGCCGCGATATCCGTCGCGGCAGCGCTGAAGGCGGCAGGACGGGCTGCCATCGAGCCAGGCATCGACGACATCAATGATGCAGGGATCAAGCTGGAACCGGTCTTCACCGACTCCGTATTGAATCAGGGTGACATCGCTGTCTTCGTCGTAGAAGCTCTTAGACTCGTCGGCGAACTCCGCCAAGCCCTCATTCGTCCAGCGCACCAGCTGGCTGTCTGACCAGAAATACGGCTGCACGTTGTCCTTCTCGTCTTCACGGAAGGCTTTGATGAGGGCTTCGACGGTTTCGTAGGCCATGGGTTATGCCAGTGAGTCTTGGAAGTGATCCCAGGCATCATTTGCTTGAGCGCGGGTTACGTTGAAGCCGACCTGAGCTTTCAGGGCCTTCAAGGTTGGGCGGCCGGTCGCATCCAGGTCGTCAGCTTCGTCACGCTCGACGATTGCTTCGATGCCTTTGATGATCAGCGCGCCGTTCTCAGAGCCAGACTGATCGTCGTCCTCTTCGCCTTCGTACTCAGTGCCCACATAGATGCAGCCAGCCTTAAGGGCGTGCTTGTGGTATTTGCTCGGGATGACGCTCCCGGTTTTTTGATCCTCAGGATCGACCTGATAGACGCGAATGCTGTGCCCTGACGGCAGGAAAACTGGAAATGATTCTTGGCCTTTCGGCGGGAGGATACGTAGTGCTTCAGCCATGATTATTGCCCCTTCACATGTTGAGATGCCCCGGCCGGAACCGGGGCGGCTTTGTTACTCGGAGATTTCGTCGCCTTTACGCTCGACGACATACTCGACGTAGACGCGAGCAGCACCGGCAGTTGCAGCAGCGCCGGTTTGAGCGAAGGTCACAGTTACCGGGCCTTGGCCTGGAGTGATGTAACCGGTTGGCGTCAATTGCTTGATGCCAGTGGTTTTCAGGTCGATACCGGCGCCGTAACGGGCAGGTGTGGCGGCGTCGCCAACGCTCAGAGTTGCGGTGGTTGCTGAGTTGTAAGGCGTAGTCACCAACACGAATGCGCGGATAACCAGAGAGCCCTCAGGCAACACAACAACGTTCTGCACCGCATCGGTGGCGAAGTCAGTGGAGAGCATTTCGTTGTAGCCAACGAGCGGCCACTGGTGGTCATAGTGGAAGTAGTTCATGAGGACTCCTTACGCGCCCGAGTTCGGCAGATAGTGGTCGACAGCGATCACGCCGAAGTCTTGAACCGACTTGTCGTAGATGCTGTAGAACTGAGGTTTTTTGAAGCCGATGAAGCGGTCCAGCGAGACGCCCATCTGGGTGTCATAGTTGAAGAGCTTCTCGACCCAGCCCGCGCCGCCCTGCTCAATGTCAGCGAAGCCCAGTGCTTGGGCGCCCAGCAGCAAAGTGCGGGTGCCGTTGATGTTGCCGCCCGCGCCCCATTTCTGGCCGGCAGGAGCGCCCAAGGTGGTGTAGACCTTGTTCGATTCCTGGATGATTGCGCCGTCCACGGTGATGGTTGCACCGGTGAACCATGGGTTGTTGTCGCCGCGAACACCGGCGTTAGTCAGGCCGTTCTGCCACAGCGGATCCATTTTCAGGGCCGCCAGGGTGCCGGGCTGGACCAGCAGCACGAAGTACTCTTTGCCGTTGGCGGTCACAGGGCGAACGTGGTGCGACTTCGCGTAAGCGATAAGGTCCACGATCATCTTGTATTTCGGAACACCGGTAGCGGCAATCGCGGCAGTGCTGCCAGCGATCAAGTTAGAGCCGTCCCAGGTCAGATACCGTTTCGATGAGGGGGCACTCACGTCGGCGGCAAAAGCCAGACCTGGGAAGGCGGAACCGACACGGGCCGAACCGTCGGTGTTGAAGTTGTAGGCGATGCCCGACAGGGTCAGGATTGCCAGCTCATCAACACGCTGGGCCAGCCAGTTGGAGAGACGACCGCGAGCCATCCGGCGGAAATCGATTACCGACTTCTGCTCGGCCAGCTTGCCTTTGCTGCGCACTGCGTTGGAGATCAGGTCAATCTGAATCTCCTGGAAGTACGCCTGCATTTCTTCTTCGTTGCCTTCGCGCCAGTTGTCACCGGTCACGCCGTCGCCGACCAGATCGGCCACCAGGTTCATGATGACCTGAGTGCCCTTTTCGGTTTTTGTCAGTTCGGTGATGTGCTGGATGATTGCGGATTCGCCGTCGCCCAGAAATTTGTTGACGAACATGTCGTCGCGAGCTGCTTCCCAGGTCTTTTTCGACCAGAAGACTTTTTGTTGCGGCTGCAACGCAGCAAAGTTGGTAGTTGCCATGAGGGCATTCCTATAAAGGTGGCTTTGTGGTTCTGGGTATGTCGCCACCCTCGCGAGGACAGGTTTGAGCGCTCCTGATGCGCTTGAAACGGGTCAGCTTTACGCCCTGCTGGCGAGAGACACCGTGACTCGGTGAGCGAGTTGAGAGGGAAAGGTCATCCACTGAATAAGCTGGATGACGTCCTTGCCCCTTGGCCCAACGACTACGAACTTATGTGACTGGATCGGTCCGTCAACTAAACAATGTCGCCCGCCAGACTGGCTTCGTCCTCGGCAGACAGCGCTTTCAGATCCTTGCCGCTCATCTTGCTGACATCCAATGTCGATGCGCGCGCGCCCAGGCCTTGAGGCTTCTCAGGGACACGGGCGGCACGGTCGATACCTTTTTGAAGGTCAGGCTTTGGCGCTGCTGCGGCTGCCGGAGCCGGTTCATCTGCTGCCTTGACGAAGCGCGGCGCGATCTTCTTGACGGCTGCGGCCAGAGCCTCGGCTGCGGTGCCACCCTTGCTCAGGAACGATTGCTGCCAGACCAGAACCTCGTCGATGGCGTCCTGATTCTTGTCGACGCTCTCAGCGTTGAGGAACGGGAATGCGGCGTAGGCCTTGTTCAGCTCGACATCGAACTCCAGCTTGGTGCGCTGCGCATCATCGGCCGCCTTGTTGGTCTTGTAGCGACGGTCGGCCAGCTCCTCCGCACGCTTGTCCGCAGCTTCCTGCTCCCGGGCTCGGATTTCCCGGCGAATTTCTTTCGCCTTGGCACTCTCGCCATCCAGCAACGCAGAGGCGTAGCGGTCTTCTGCGTCATCGAAATCGTATGCGGCTACCGGTGCCTCTTCTTTCTTTGGAGCGACCGGCGCTGCCCCCTTCATGCGGGCCAGCTCTTCTTCCAGCGCCAGGACCCGGGCGCGGTGAAGCTTCGCCTCTTCATTCACCTCGTTGAAGCGTGAGTGAGGGACAGTCTTCGGCTTGTCGTCACCCGCGATGGCGGCCAGGGTGTCGGCGTCGTACTCCGGCTTTGCCTTGGCAGCCTCAGCATCGACGTCAGCACCCGCATCGGTCAGCTTGGATGTAGAGGCGGCCGGCACATCCGCCTTCGTATCTTCTGGTGGTGTGTAGTCTTCACCGCTCAGCGCTGCCTCTTCGGCCAGGCGTGCATCGATGTCTTCCTGCGATTCTTGTACTGCTTCTGCTTTGCTCATGGTCTGCCCCTGGGTATTCGTGATTACTTGGTGATCTTCGCCAGTTCGGCGGTTTTCTCTTTGGCCAGTGCTTTCACAGCAGCTAGACGTTTTGGGTCTTTATTGATTTCAGCGGCCTCAACCAGCGAACGAAGGTCCTGCTCGACCTTCCACTTTTGGTCAATCTCTACTTCCGACTTACTCATGCAGGTGCTCCTTCAATGCGCGGGGTTTCGATACCAGCGTCCAGGCCTACGGCAGGGCTTGCTGGTGTGAGGGGATTCGTGTTCTTGGGTAGATCGATAGCGCCCAAGGCGGTGCCGACGTACTCAGGCACGATCGGCGCAGCGTTGTGATCGACGTAGCCAGCGGACAGCAGCAGTGCATCGGCAAGGCTGGCGGTGGCCGGCGTCTGCGCAATGGTGGCGGCGGTCTGGATGGCGCTGAACTGCGCGGTGACGGACTTGGCGACCGTGTCTGCCCGGGTGTCGTCGGTCTGCGCTTTGAGTAGATCCAGGCTGGCTTGCGATTTGGCGGCATCGACTTGCGAACGACTGGCGTCGGCCTGGGCCTTCTGAGTCTGGGCGGCAAGAAGGTCGGCTTTGGCCTGCAATGTCGGGTCAACGGGCGCGGCGGGCTGCTGCGACATCGCGTCGACGATTTCCTGCTTATTGGCAAGGTTCGAATAGCCGATGATGAAGGGCCATGGAATGTTCGCGCCCTTCTCGTTCAGTTCGATGGCTTGCAGGAACTGGCTATTCTCGAAAGTGATCTGGGCTGGAGCTTCGGTGACGACGACATCGTATTCGCCGATGGTCAGGTCGTTGAGGATGCGTGAGTCAGCCTGCGGCCAGTTCAACGGAATCTCAGTGGTCGTTTCTTTGCCGGATGGGTCGGACTCGGTAATGCGAAGAATACGTGGCTGGTCGTAATACATCTGGATCAGCTCAAGGATGCGTGTGGCGAGCATTCCTCTGGTCCGGGCAAGGTTGTCGAGCGGAACGGCCAACTGCTGCTGAGCGGCGAACTGGCGCGTCTGGATAGCGATACCCGACACTTCATTGCCTTGGTTGCCCGACATCGATTCGTTCACGCCGGTCGCGTTCTCCAACAGCGCCGTAGCGCGGTCGATGATTCGGTCGAAACCTGTTGGCACCTGGTTCGGCTGGATTTTCTGCGGGCGGTCCTCGGTCTTTGTACCTGACTTAATCACCAGATGCAGGCCGGTTTCTGCGCCTCGATCAGCAAGCTCGCCGTCATCCATGTTGGTGAGCGTGCCCGCCACCGTCACCCAGCCACTGTTGGCCGTGGTGTTGATGATGTGCAGGAACTGGCTCATTGACTTGTTCAGCAGTTGTTGCGGGCCGATTGCGTCATCCACCAGGCCGCGAGTCTTGCCGCGACGAAATGTCGGGAAGAATGGAACGACGGTGAAGTGATTGAACGGCGACCAGTCGTCGTGTAGCACCTTGTCCTTGGTGGTGATCAACCAGCGAACGCGCCGTACTTTACGCTTCTGCTTGATTCCGCCGGCCTTGATCATGTCCTCAACGGCGTTTGGGTTCACATCCTCGACCAGACGAATGTCACCGGTCGCAGTGATGATCACGTCGGCGACATCCATCTGCCAGAACTGACGATCGATGATGCGATAGCGTTTAGTGGACTTGTCGTCCTCATCGTCGCCGTAGAATTCAGGAAACAACGTGTCTGACTCGCCAAAGGTTGCGCGCTCGATGTCGTCAACCACAGGCAGGAAGGTGTCGCCCGAATTGTCTTCGTCGTCGAGGGTTTTAGCCGTCTTGCTGCCGTGCAGCATCTCGATTTCGATCTGGGTCAGCAGCCGAGTGATGGTGACGTCTGCCCAATCGTCAGGGTCGTAGCTGTTGGCGTCAGGGTCGGGAATGACGTCCATCGGGTCGAGCAGATCAATCTTGACCTCGCCCAGGATCGTGTCGGCGTAGCTCATGCGGATGTCGAAATACCCGCGTTGCTGGATCACGCCGTCGCTGAACACCTGCGTCTCTTTGAAGTGCAGCTGATTGTTGTCAGCGATCTGCATGGCGAGCTTCGACAAGGTGCTGGCCGTCTCGGCATCTGCTGCACCGGCGCGCGGACGAAAGCCGATATCCATGCGGTTGCCAATCTGGTAGCCCACTGCAGCGTTGATCTTGTTCTTGATCTGGTTGAATTCAAGCGCAGGACGCCCGGCATCGGCCAGGATCGCAACGTCTGCAGCCTTCCACTGACAGCCACCGCCCAGGTAGTAGTCCTCGCACTCGCGAGCCTTATCCACGTAGCTGCGATGGCCACGATTCAGGCCGTATTCGTAGCGCGCCCAGTTGTCGGTCGCTTTTTGCTTGTCGGAAGCTTCAGCCATGTCAGGCACTCATCGGTGATTTGCGAGCGTTCCGGCGCATTAACTTCGCCTTCCAGTCATCTATGTGGATGTCGTCAGCAGATACCGGCTCTGCGAATGTGAGGGCCAGGGCATCGCCGTCATCTGGTGAGCGGCGCAGGACTTTTTTGATTTCTTCTTTCTTGTCCAGCTTGAGCTGCCCATTGCTGCTGTACTGGTCGCCGCGAGCAGATGTGAGGTCACCGTGCAGGCGGTCGTCATCAGGGATGCAGGGGGTTATGTCGTCGTGAATCCATTCGGCCATTTCGCCCCACATTTCGCAGCGCTTGTTGAAGTACTTGCGCTGGTCGCTGGCGGATGAACCAAAGTTCACTGCTGTCACGCGATCGCCAAAGCCGAGCTCGACGAGTCGGTCGTAGACGCCAGCGCCGATACCGCCGATGTCGATGAACATCATGCGGATGGTCGTATCTTCGCGAAGCATCCGCGCCGCTTGGCCGGCCACGTTCATGGTGTCAGCAGATTTGTTTCGCTCCAGCCCCCAAGCAACGCGGCCTTGACGGTGGATGAACACAGATGGGTCGCCGCCACGGCCTGGGTCGAGACCGACGATATGCGCACCGATGCGTTGAGCGTTCTTTAGTGGACGCTTACGAGCCAATGACACCTTAACGGTGTTGATCAGCGGCTTATGACCAATGCGCTGGAATGCGAGGTCTACGGTGGCTGGGTATTCTTGGTTGAACCAGTTCTGGTCGCCTGCAAAGTCAGTCGCGATCTTTGCAGCGCGCCAGGCCATCTGCTCTTCATCAAGGCCGTATGCATCCTGATACTCGTAGTCCTCGTCGGACATTTCGAACGTGACGTCGCTGCGGCGATAACCGCTGTCGGCAAACCAAGGAATGAAGACGGCCAGGTAGTCGGACTCGCCGGCCTCTGCCTTCACCCAATACTCATGAAACAGGTTTCCCAGTCCGTTTGCAGTGGACTCGATAATGCCTTCCGTTCCTTCGATCAGAGGGAGGCTCTGCCCAAGACCCGCCATCACTTGCTGAGCATTCGGATAGAACGCCATTTCGGATGCGTGCAGGTATTGGATAGTGCCGGAGCGGCCAGCGGCCGGGCTACCTGCTGTCGCGACCTTGTAGCCGCTCTCAGACTTCTGCGAGAAGGTCAGCTCGTGGCTTGAGTTGGACTTGGCTTTCGGCTTGACCACGGCCGGGCTTTGTTCGAGGAAGGTCTTTGCCATGCCAAAAAGGTTCTGCGTGGCAGAGTCAAGATGCGTCAAGATCATCGTACGCTTGCCGCCGATCTGGCTCGTCTTCTTGAAGAATCTGGCTGCAACGTAGGTGCTTATGCCTTGCTGACGGCCCTTGAGGACGATCACGCGCACCCAACCTTTTTCCGCCTTCTGCTTTTCGATAGCGGCGTGCAGGATTCGCTGAGCATCGTTCCAGATGAAAGGAACAACAGTGCCTTCCTTGGTGCGAATCCTTAACGCGACTCTGCAGAAAAGCTCATCGTCATCAATGAGCCTTTGGATCATGGCGTCGGCTGACATGGGTTACTGGGCTGCCTGACTGGCGAGACGCTCGGTAAGCTCGTAGCCCATCAGCGGCCAAATCTTGGTGATAGCGTTCTGGCGGGCTACCTTTTTGCCAATCTCGGCGTCGAAGTTGGCCTTGGTCACACATGCGCTTTCGCCGGTGACGGTGAAGCCGTTTGCCAGCACCAGTACGCAGAAGGTCAGTCGGTTGAGGCTGTCGGCATTGCCCGCAGGCTTGGTCCCCATCGCACTCTGACCGAGCACGCCTTCACCGGCAGTGAAATAGAACTCGCTGCGGATGTTTCGCTCGACGTCGCCCGGCGTGATGCGCGGTGCTGTCAGTCCCTTGTCTTGGATTTCCTGCTCAATCGCTGAATCGCTCATGCCCTGCCCCTATCTCGATTATCGAAATGACAAGGGCAACGCTATGTGACTGGATTTGAAGTGCAACAGGCGTAAAAAAGCCCGCTGCGTGGGCGGGCTCTTGTCTGCAGGGTGAATTACTCGACGAGGCCAAGCTTCTTGGCTGCTTCGTACAGGTCTTCGCTCAATTGGTCATCGAACTGCGGATCGCGCACGAACGAATGGGTCATACATTCGATCATTTCGCCGTCGTGCAGCTGCATGCCGTCGTCCCGGATGTAGTTGATGGACGGATGGTCTTTGTATGAAGCCGTTCCGATTCGCTGATATTCATCATCGAAACGTTTCGCCGCCTCACTGGTGTCGGTGCCGTCGAACAGCGAGTCGGGAAGCTGCTTACGGTTCGGCTCTCGCTCCTGGTAGGCGGCTGCCCATGCTTCCAGAGTCTCCAGTGGCGGAAGTGGCTCGTCACTGCTGTAGCGCCCGCCGTGCTGGTCTGTGATTACGTAGCTCATGTCATGCCCCTGATGTGATTGTCGAATGACAGGATCGAGGGTCTGTGACTGTGGCCAATCTGCAAGCACAAAAAAACCCAGCTGGTTTAGGGCTGGGCTTGGTATTCATTTCATCTTCGGCGGATCTGGTAGCGGCTGCCAGTGCGTAACCATCAATATCTTGCCTGCCTCATCGCGGAACAGACCGTCACCATTGTGCGAGGCGATGCGCTGCTTTCCACCGTAGTAAATGAGGACATCAGTGTGCGGCTTTGGCGGCCCGAACTTCGCGTCCTGCCATCGCTCGTAATCGCTGAAGTCAAACAGCCTGGACATAGCGACTTTCAATCTGTCGTCATCCTCGACGTACTCGACGATCAGGTCGTTGTCGCACTGCTTGAGGAACATGCCGATTTCGGTCAGACCTATTTCTCCGCGATCTGCGGCAGGCGCGTTGAGTCGATCTTGAATCAGTTGCGCGAGATTGGGTGTATCGGTGGTTTTCATGCGAGCCTCAATCAACTATCGCCAGTGGCCAGATTGTACGCGCGATCTCCAGCGCCTCATCGTGAGAAACATCCTCCTGCACAATCATGGGAAACGGTGCGTGACGAGGCGTCGTGACGGTCCAGTTCTTTTTGCGCGCCAAGATTGGCAGAGGTGGCGTTTCGTGGCGCGGGGTCATTTGGATCTGCGCCCGTCCTGATGCCAGTAGTACGCATGGCAGTCCACCTCGCCACCGCACTCGGTGCACACGTAGCGCTTGCCGTACTTCTTGGCTTCCTGCCCTGGCGCCTCTAAGAATTCATGGTAGCCGCAAGCGTTCAGCTTCTTGCTGTTAGCTTGGACCTGCAGTGCAATCTCACGCAGCTCAGGCGACTTGATGTTCATGGCGCCGGCGAGAATATCGAAGTTTGATTTGCTCATCCCTTCGCCTCCATCAGACGCGCAAGGCGGTCTTCGTAGGATTCTTCTGAAGCATCGTCGACCAACCCGAACGCTTGAGCTTCCAGGGCGAAGAGGGTCTTCATGGTGTCCGAGACTTCCTTGTTCATCTTGATGCGGCCCTGTAGCGCTATTACGCGGTGGTACGCATCGTTCAGCTTGTCCATGCCATTGTCATCAGGCGATTCCATCAACTCGCCCAGTTTGCCGAAGAGGTCGCGATTGTCGGTGATGGCTTCCAGCTCTTGGATCAAGCATTCGGTGAGCGCCGTCGCCCTCGTTACGCGCTGTCTGCGACCCAGCTTAATGTCCTTGAGCAGCTCCGCACCGATCTCAACCTGCCGCGTTTCAGAAACAGCGGTTTCGCTGCGTACCGCCTTGCGTACCTCTTCCTTGCGTACCAATTCATCTGCACGCATTTTGATCTTGGTGTTGAGGTCGCGACTCCAGCTGTCACGCTTGGCGCGCTTGCGGATGGCGCCTTCCGAGACCGAGTGAAGCGCACCCATCTCGCGCAGAGTGAGCATCCCGGCGCGGTAGTCGAGCTCTACCCGCTCCCAGTCGGTGGGCTTCTTGTCCGTCATTGCAGGCCAACCACATCAAGCAGCAGCAACCGAACCTGCCCACCGGTGCCCGTGTCGCGCTTTTTGGCCATCTCTACAGCTTCACCTGCACTGGCGCCCATATCCATCGCTGTCAGGGCGTGAGGCGTTCCACTGCCCATTGCGCACACATTGCGCGGCGACACGACGGTTTTCCAGAAGCCGCCATAATTGCTGTGGCCCATACACCAGATCGTCTCACCATCGAATGCTAGGCCTGTGGCATCGATGTTTTTTTGGGTGCCGCCGAAGTAAGCGTCGATGAGGCGAGGAAAGTCACTGGTAGCGCCTGTCAGGATGAACTTCACCCCCTTGCTCTCTATCAGCTTCTCGAAATCGTCGTGCTCGATGATGGTCCCGCAAGTGATACGGGAGTCATAGGCGATCACGCCGTCTTTGTAGGCGATGGTGGTCATACCGGACGCCCTTCTTTCTCAAGCGCCTTATTCAGCCAAAAGCGAATTTGCGCTGAGTGAAGTGAAGTGACGGGAATGCCGCGAGGAGTGACAGGAGGCGGACATTGATGAGGGCGGCAACCACATGAAGCAGACCCATGCGCATCGACAAGCACTTTGAAGTTCGTCTCCATGAGACTCAACGGTCTTTGTGGCTCGGATATACCTGTCGTCTCGTACCGAGTCGAAAACTCTGCTTCGGTCAGGATTCGCTTATCCCCAGATTCTAATTTGATTATCCAGTCGCCCTGCTTTAAGCGAACTGCCTCATCAGCCACTACGACATCAACGACAAGCGACTCGTAGCCTGTGTTTGTAACCTGAGCGCCAAGGCCCAGCCACTTGATGAAATCGGCTGTGAGGTCTTTGCTCAGCGCTGTGAACTGCCGCGCTTCAATCTCAGGCCGCTTCTCGACGAACTTGCTCATTGCGCACTGCTCCCGTGCTTGATGTGAATTACCACTTCCACAGCGAGCGCAGAGGCTTCGCCATGTTTCCTCGGTTCACCACGCAGATGTAGGTGATGCAGAACGTGTAAACGACCAGGCCGAGTTCGGCATAGGCGCTCAACTGATCGAACTTGGATGCGCCCTGGAAGAACATGTAGCCAGATGAGGACGCCAGCAGGATTGCCAGCGCGGTCGCTCGCATGTTGGTGCGCGCGCCATTCATGTACGAGACGATTGACCAGACCGTAATCACGTTCATGGTCAACCGAAGGGAAAGGCAGGCCGGGCCGTACCAGAACTTGATGAACGTGACCATCGGGGCCATGTGTAAGGCCATCAAGTCGTACCAGCTCGTTTCACTGACCATCGTCGCCTCTCTTTAGAATTGGAATTCTGTTCAAGATGTTGGACAGCCATTGCGGAAGCGGAGCGTCGTTGCGAACGGTCAGGTTGAGGGCACCGATGATTGCAGCCGCAAGTGCTGAAATGAGGATCGCGACAGGCATTGCCCAGGCAGCCCAGTTGACGGACTGTCCAAGCGCTGAGCCTGTTGCGTATCCAGCTCCCCATGAAGCAATCAAAAGTGAAATCTTGCGTAAGGTCTGTTCGAAGCCTGTGCCCTTTTGCGGGTCTGGAAAGGCCAGGAAGAAGAAGCAGCCGAATGACGCACCACTGGCGGCACCTGGATGCAATTGCTCTACAACGCTCCATACCCACAGAGCGAGGATCAGCCAGATCGACCCTGCACCATGAGGGTCATTCATTTTCCAGCACCGTAAAGTCATGTTTTCTCATCGCTGGCCTCGGGCTCGCCCGGCTACTGCTGTCCGGATCTCATACCAGCGAGACTATGTGACTGGATTGCCAGCACAAGCCTTGCGCCTATGCCGTCAGTCACATGCACTGGCCTCTTCACTCAAAGGGGCAAGACTCATGACCGCAAAACAATTCATCGGCTCCACCCGCGACTCGGCTTACATGGCGGTAACCGAAGTGATGGGCCTTACTGCTGATGCGATGGACCACAACCCATCCGACGCCCTACTCGTCATCACTCTATCCGGCAAGTCCGAGAACGCCATCGTTGGTGGCACGCTGGATTCGGAAAAGATCACTCGACTGCAATCCCTGCTCGATGACCTGAAGTTGCGCGCCGCCATTGAAGGCGACGGCGACAAGGTTCTGCACGTCTGGCGTTAACCGAACATTTTCCAATGCTTCATGAAGGTGCTGCGCTTCAACTCTGGAGCCAGCGCCTCGGTCCAGTTAGCCCCTCGCATCCTCCGCATCTTCACTGTCTGCCACTTCAACCCAAGTCGTGCCGCCCACTCCGCCGCTGCCAGGGTGATGCCGTCGCGTGTCACCTTCGTTGCGCCCGCACAGGTGGTACTGCGTATCGGCATGCGTGGAATGCGCGTCACCGATGCCAGAACAGGCGCTGTGAAGTCGATAGCCAGTTGCTCGGGCTGAGGCCCTGATTCGGCCCTTACCCGAGGCACGATGCGCAGGCGCGGCCGCACTGGCGGGAATAACATATCGAACGACATCTGCTCGGGCATGGCGGGCGCTCCCTTTTAATGCGGACGAATCAGGCCTGAACACCCAAAAGACCGGCATGTTTCAGTAACTGGCATTGCTCGTAGGCGTGAAGTTCTGGCAGGTTTTCAGCGTCGGTGACGATCGGGAATTTCACCGTCCGCGCAGGATGATCAATCCCCGCCTCTGCCAAAATCCGTTGCATGGCCTCGCAGGCACCTGTCATCTGCACCAGGCGCTGCGATAGCTGCTGAACCGATCGCTTGAGCTTCTGGATCTGCTGATCTGGCGTCATGACTGCAGCCCACGATCTCGCGATTCCGTAATCAGTGGCGCCTGACCCTCGTCCAGATTCCACGCCTCGGTGTGCGGGCAGCCGGTGCACATGCGGATGAACTGGCTGGCGAGGCTCGACATCGGCTCGCCGCAGGCCGGGCATGGTTTCCCCTTGGCGGAATCCATCAGGCCACCGCCTTTGCCGGGATGCCGGCGCTGCTTAGCCAATCCAGCTCGTAGTCGGCAATCGCCTGGGTGTACTCGGTGCAATCCGCGAGCATGGTGGCGAAGATCGATTCGGGCGTGTGCGTGCCAATAAGCCTCAGCACACCCTTGCAGCGAACGATCATCCCCGGCAGCAACTCTTCCGGCGCACCCTTGGTCCATTTCAGATTCAGAATTGTCATGCTGCTCTCCCCTTCAGTTCTCGGACCAGTGCGCGGTAGTGCGCTTTGATTTCTTGCAGCTGCTCGATCGTGTATTTGCGGACTGACTGATCCGACTCCAGCGCGTCGACCGCCTCCAAGCCGATGCGCGCGATGAGGCCGATGCGGTAATCCACGGCGTTGCCGGACAGGAACCGGTTGTCCTGCTTGCTTTGGGCGTGACAGTTGCGCTCGTCGAACCTGAGGTGCGGCGCCGATCCAACGCTGCGGTAGTGACCTGCATCGACCGCGTTACCGCTCCAGTCCAAGGGCTTGCCGCTGGAAATGCACAGGTGCCCAGCCAACTGATCGCGCCACCGAATGAATTCGTTAAATGCCTGTTGAGTTTCGCGCATGTGGTCACCACGCGACTTCAGCTTCTCCTTGCGAACCCGAATCTCCCGGCGCTCGCGCTGCTCGATGGCCTTGCGCGCCTTGTCCTGATTCGCCGGGGCGATGGCCAGGCCGCATGCCCATCCGCAAACCTTCTGCCCAAGCTGGACGGGCACGAACTGGATATCGCAGGCCGGATTGATGCAGGTCTTCTTCTTGCGTGCTGGTGGCGACTTCTTCGCTGCCTGTCCGATCATTGGTTGGCCTCCTTACTCGGTGACACCGTCCAATCACCAATGCCGTTCCACACACCCTCGCCACCCATGTGCGAGATGGTGCGAACCGGCGAGCCCATTTCGATGAGAAGAAAGGCGAACCAGAGTTGAGGCGCATACACCCAATACGGAAACTTGCGCACCTTGAAGCCGCGAACACGGCCGCAGGCCCAGGCAAAGCGCGTGAAAGAGGCGGCGGCGACAGCTGCGTAAACCAAGCGACCAAGGTATTTCCCGGCTACCCACGTGAGCCACATGTTGGCTGCCAGCCCGCAAATCACTACCCAGTAGACGTACCAGTCGGTAATCACACTCCACCCCCACACTGAAAGCTCACTGTCGAAGGCTCAAGAGCTGCGCACTCCATCATTGAGGCGAAGCATGCGAGGACCCGAATGAGGGCCTTGAGGGTCTTCATACGGTCACCTGAATGAGATAGTTGTCGTAGGTCGTCTCACCGCCGTCATGTCGATAGCCGAACTGCTTCTCGAAAGCCTCAACGTCGAAATCACACAGGCAGTCGTTCTGCTGCATGGCCGATCCGCTTTTGGTGGGCAGATGACCGACTTCGCAGCCAACGATCAGCGCGAGTTCGGTTGATGTCTCCACCTCCGCAGGGTTGCCGTGCAGCGGCGTCACTTCGAACCAGATACACATCAGTACCGCCCTCCCCATACATCCTTCGCCGTCCAGCGAACCTGGTGCTCGTCGCCGAAGAACTGGACCCACTCCATCAAGCTGGCGCACTGCTTTACCGTCATCTGGCTGGTGCGCTCATAGATGACGTCGAAGCCGTGGCCGTCGAGCGCTGGAATCATCTGGGGATTCTCGCCGCCCTCGCGCAGCCATGCGGCCGTCAGGAGGCGCTTCCAGATCAACACGTCCCACTTCTTGCCGACGTGCTCGACCTGTTTTGAGATATCGCTCAGCATCGCGTGGAGAGCCCGATTCTGCTCCCCGCTGCGATCCTGATCCTTGATGACGATCTTCTTCGGCTTGGTGAAGTCGGTGGCATGGAGGATGCCCATCAGCCGGCTGGCGTCGTTGAGGTCGCGCATCACGAATTCGGTCATGACTGCGCCTCCTTGCTCATGGCGGCATCAATAGCCGACTCGGTCTCCCTGCGTCCGGGCATCGTGTCGAACTTGATGAATCCGGTCTCAGCCTGATATGCGGCTTTCTTGTCCAGGATTACGCTTGCGTTCCGGAGCAGCCATCGATACCGCTCGGCATCCTTGCGCAATTCGAATCCGCCGTTCGCCGCATCGCAGTTCTCACAGACACCGCCGTTGGCGTCCATGAAGCCAGCTCCGTAACTGTTCGCTGGATATCCGTCACCACATGCGCACCAGATAATTTCGGCGCTTGGGGCATGCTTGCGCAGCGCTTCTGCCTCTTTCGCCCAGTCAAGCCAAGCGTCTAGGTCGTAGTCACCCTTCATGCCGCGACGCAGAATCTCGTTCTCGGCCTCGAGCTGCTCGATCTGATCGGCGCGCGCTTGCGCAAGTCCAAACGCATCAGTTCCATCTGCCTTGGCTTGCTCGATCTCCGCGACCAGCCCCAGCACTGTGGCAGGCGTGCATGCGAGGAAGAAAGCCTCGTCCTGCTCACCCTTTTCGCCAACAAACCCCCACTCATCGTTCTTGTGATCGACCTTGAGGACCAACGAACCATCGTCACCAGTACATTCGTATTTGAGCCCGCCGCCGGCCTCCGGGTAGCGGTCAAAGTTGCGACCCGGAGCGGCAGCCTCAGCCAACCGCTTCAATTCGCTAAAGTCACTCATGGCCGTCCGCTCCCACAGTCAAACCCTTGCGGCACGGTGCTTTCAGCCGCATTTGCCTCTTGTTCGCTCCTACAGGCATCGGACGCCTGCCATCCCGCCTCGAACGCACGCGCATACGCGGCTTCGAGCGACTTCGGCTTCCGACGCATGAACTCGGTGAACGCCTTGAGCATCGGTAATTTCGGATGCGTATTCATCTGAACAACACCTCCGACAAAGCCACGACGCGCTTCTCAGCAACAACCGGCTGATTCATCTGTACGGCTGTGATGAACACTGTGAGGGTTAGGATTAGGAGGGGGAGTTTCATTGGGCCACCTTCACGCCAGCGGCTTCGATGGCGGCACGAACCTCATCACTTCGATGCAGGGCTAAAACCTCGTCAGCGTCGAAGTCAGAGAATTGATCGGGCAGACCCGCATATTCGTTTTCGCGAAGACTGTCGTAACAGGCTTCGAACGCGACGATCTGAGGCAGCTCAATCACCAGCGCGGCGCGAGACGCCTGCCATGCCAGCCAAAGCGGCTGGACACCCCAGTCGCTGTATCCGCCATCCGGCCGCAGCTTCATGTGCCTCGATTCCCACCCCATTGTTGCGGCGTAAGCCTCGAACTCGTCACGAATACCCATCACACGCACCCCCGAATAACCTTCACATTGCTTGCCTGCGCCCGCTTCTGACTCCCGTCCTGACGCACAAAGCGGACATCGGCGCCTCTGGTCAGTAGGATCATTTCGTGCAGTTCTTTGTTTTCAGCCTTGAGCCTGTTGATCTCTCCGCGCAGCACGGTTATTTCCTGGCCGATGGTCAGTTCGCGGGCGGCATACACACGCTTGCTGTTTTCTTTGGCGCATTCGATGCAGATGCGATTCGGGATGTAGCGCTGACCCAGTAGCTCTGGGTGCTTGGCGCAGACTTTGCCGATTGCTGTTTGTCGATCTGGCTTCATCAGAAACGCTCCTTTCCGAAGTTGCGGCCCATTTCGACTTCTTCCTGGCTGACGTCGCGAGCCCCGGCGAAGTTGACGAACCTGAGGAATTTGCCTTGCTGCTGGACGAGGCAACTGCCTACCTGGGCATGCCTGCACTTGGGCATCAGAATTTCGGTGACGCCGTTCTGCCCCTCTTCCGTTTCGGAATCGCGGTGAACGAGGAGGATCATGTGGGCGTCAGCCTCAATCTGACCGCAGTCTTTCAGGTCGCTGGCGAGTGGCTTTTTGCCTGGACGCTTTGTGGATTCGCGGTTGAGCTGGGCGAGCAGGACGATAGGAACATTCAGCTCCTTGGCCAGATTGACGATGCCGGTGGAAATCTTGGCCAGCTCGGCTGTGCGGTTCTGCGACTTCTCCTCGGACTTGATCAGTCCGATATAGTCGATGGCGAGAATGCCAAGGCCATGATTCTTCTGGACCATGCGGGCAATGCTGCGGATGCGGGAGAGCGTCAGACCGGACTTGTCAGACACGAACAGGGGCTTGCCCTTTATTTTTGCAACGGCGGCGGTCATTTTCGACCAATCGTCATCCTCCATCGTTGTGCCAATATCGATCCGTCCAAAGTCGATTGCACCGACCGAGGCCAGCATTCGATTGCCAAGTTCTTCCTCTGGCATTTCGAGACTGAACACCAGGGCGGTGCCGTACCCATTGAGCGCGTTGTGCTGGCAAATCTGCATGCCCAGCGTGGTTTTGCCACTGCCCGGCAGCCCCCCAACGACGGTGACCGTCTTGGGCTTCAAGCACTTGATCATCTTGTCCAGATCGACCAGTCCAGTCTGAACACCGGCGAGAACCCGTAGATTTACCTTGTCATCAATCACGTCGAGGTTCTTCAAAACGACCTCGTCAAGGCGCTTGTAGTCAGGCTCGCCATCATCAAGGTTGCGCAAGTCAGCCATTGCCTGCTGAGCGCGGGCGATGACATCCGACAGTGGCGCGTCTTCGCTGGCCATCTCGGTTACGGCTGCCGCCGCATCTACGAGACGACGCAGCACGGCTCGCTCACTGACAACCCGCGCATAGGTCTTCCAGTTGGCCGAACTGGGGACGTTGCGCGCGATGTTGGCTGCAAACGCCAAGGTACTGCCGGAGTACGGCAATTCCTGCTGGTACATGCTCACGGTTACAGCGTCGATTGGGTCGCCTGCGGCCTGACAAGCAACCATCGCCTGAAATAGAACTGCGTTGTCTTCGTCGTAAAAGTCCGCAATGGCGACCTTCGCCACGATCTCATCGAACAACGATTGGTCCAGCAGGATTGCGCCAAGAAGCCCGTGCTCTGCCTCGATGTTGAACAGATCGCGACTCATACTTCACCCCCGCGATGCGACGACCACGTAAAGGCGATGGCTTCACCGCCATTCTCCCGGAGACGATCCAGCGCCCGGTCGCCGATGTAGGCAGCCAGTTCTGACGACGGCAGGTTCGACGTGATGATGGTTGGCAACATGCTGCGATAGCGCTTGTCGATGATGGTGTGCAGCGAGTGACGCTCGAATTCAGTCCCGCTCTGCGCACCTAACTCATCGATCAGCAGCAGGTCCACTGCGCATAGCTCGTTCAAAATGCCCTGTTCGGTATCCGCCGATCCTTTCGCAAAGCTGGCTTTTAGTGCGGCGATGATGTCCGGTGCGGGCGCGTACAGAGCAGACACCGAATACCGGGTGACGACCTCTTTCAAAATCGCGCAGCCCAGATGGGTCTTTCCGTTGCCGAAGTTGCCGAGCATCAGCAGGCAGCGCCCGGCGTCCACGCACTCTTCGAACTGGTCGACGTATGCCTTAGCGGAGTTCAGAGCCTGGATCTGCGCCGACTCGGTGGCGATGTAGTTTTTCAGCGAGCAGCTGCGGAACCGCAGCGCTACACCGGTGGCGAACAGCTGGTCATTGAGCGAATCCCAACGCTTGAGCTCGACCGCTGCTGCGTGCGCCTCGGAGTCGGTAGGGGCTGTGTTCACCGCCTCCCACTGGCAGTTCGGGCAACCGAACACCCGGTTCTCGCCGTCGAATGCCTCGACCAGCTTCCGGTCAAACGGTCCGTGTTGCTCGCAGTTGTCCTGCCGAGCCTTGATTCTCGGCTGTGCGCCGAATTTAGAAATTTGCACGACGAACCCCCAAACGCTTGTTCTCTTCGGTGCGCGCACGGATTTCATCGGCGTTCACTTGCGGGAGGTTCGTGAAATTGGACTTCGACGGGAATGCGTGAACATTGCGCGGGGCATTGGCATTGCGCACCCAGTTGCGCCAAGTGGCCAACCAGTTCGCCTTGCAGGCTTTGGTGCCGGTGGTTGCATGCCAGTGGTCCCGGAACTTCTCAGCTTCGCGGCGCAGCAGGGATTCTCCGATCTCTGGCCGGTCCGTCACCGCCCAGTCGAGCCATTCCTGAGGAAGCGTCCAGTCAGCTGCCAATCTGGTGCCCTTGGCTGCTTTGGGTTGATCAGGGGTTGTGGTGACTTGGAGAACTTCTTCACCCAGCAAATCCTGCGGCGCCTGAGCGTCAGCGGCGCAAATCTTTTGATCTTGATTTACTTGGTTAATGGTTAGTGGTTCTTGGTTAGCTTGCGATCCGGTTTCGTCTGGGATAGCAGAATTAACCGGCTTGGTTTCTTCTGGGTTAGTCTCCGGTTTGCCTTTGGTTTCCCCTTGGTTGCCGCTAGCTTTCTTTGGGCGTCCGCCGAGCTTGCCATTTTCCGCCGCCTGCTTGGCCTTAGCGCGGTACTGCTCGATCACTTCGTCGCAGTGGCTGTGAGTCCATGCGCCCTGGCTTTCCGTAAAGAACTCTTGCAGGACTGATTCGACTTGGGCGCTGCTGGTGCGCAGTCGGATAACACGTGCCAGCTCGTCGGCAGTACCAATAAGCGGCGATTCGTTGACGTAGTACAGGTCAATGAGGCGACGGTAGGCGAGGTCTTCAATGGGTTCCAGGTGAGCCGTGCGCAGCATGTAATCACCCGGATGGAATGGAAAAAAGTTCATACGTAAACCTCCGAATTGCTCTTAGCCCTATTTTCAAAAGCAGGAATAACGCGGAGATTCCATGCGACATGAAGGCCGCAAACTGTCTTTCCTCGCAGCGGGACTATGTGGTCCACCTCGTGCGGAATACCTGTCCGTGCAGATTCAATTGCGGCCGTTGCGTAAATTGCAGAGATGTCTTCACGCTGAGCCCGTGTAAGCCAGCATGGCGTGGCATTGATCTTTGTTGCGTTCCGAGAAGCTTGTATGGCGCAACGCTGAGAATTGGAAAGAGCGGCAGCCCAGTGAGCTTTCTTCGCGGCGTGATAAGCGCTGATTTCGTCCTGAATGCGTGCCTGGACGTAACGACCATCAACAACTTCAAAGAATTTGCTCAGAACGAACGTCACCGCCGTTATTTCTTCGGGTAAACGTGCCCAGCACCAGTCGATTGCTTCCTGCTCTGTAGGGAAGCGTTCACGGTCGTAGCACGCATCGAGAAGAAGCGTGTACGCACCGTGCTCAACCATCGACAAGCGACCTGCCTTCTTGTGGTAATCACCGATGTTGCGTTTGAAGTAATGCATGAATTAGATCTCCAGCTCATCGGTGACACGCTTGATGAAGTCGTCGTAGCCTTCGGACATTTCGAAGCCCTTGGCTTCAAGAAGACGGCGGTGCGCTTTGGCCGTCTCGTACATGAACCAGCGGTCCTGTTCCGGAAGGGTCTTGAATGTGGAGTACACCGGCCAAGGACCGGCGACCGGCTGAATCAGTGGTTGGTGACTTGGGGTATTGATGAACAACGCTTGATCTGGCATGATCTCTCTCACTTTGTGCTGTATCGAAAACGCCGACCTGACCGTCGGCTTTTTTGTGGGTGGAATTTGGCAGATCAATTTTCAAATCTTCGGCGGAACGCTTGAATCGTCCCGCTCATGGATTTCGGCCTGGTTCGCTCCGTGAGTTTTCGTTGCATCCCGATCTTGGCGGTCTCAGCCAGGGTCAAACCCCTGCGCTTTGCCTCCTCCTCCAGAACTGTCAAATCCTCAGCGTCGATCAACTCTCCGAGATCCATGCCTTCGTCTTTCTCAGGCATAGGCCCTCCTCTAACTGCGGGTCGCTGTGAGGTCCCTCGCGGGTCCCTACGCGGGCCCTACTGAAGTGCTTAGGCCACTCGGCTATCTGCCTTAGAATTAGCAACAACATCGACAAGCCATGACTTGAGGACTTCGCGGGCATAGGCCGATTTGCTGGTTCCATGGATCTTCGCGGCGCAGGTCAGCAGGTCTTCGAATTCGTCATCAAGACGGACCTTGATCTGGTTGATGTTCTTGCGGTTGGGGCGCGGCTCTTCAGGGGTGCGTGGCTCGTCGTTCATCGGTGTTGCTCCTCTGTGGTTGGAATTGTTTAAGCGGCAGAAAGGATTTGAAATTTGGCGGGCGGGAACACGTCATCAAGCGTCACCGAGGCACCGAACAGGTTTAAGGCGGCAACGATTCGGCGGCACTCATCTAGGCCCGGCTTGCGCCGATCAGCTTCGTAGTGGGCGATTGCGCCCTGAGTGAGCCCAACCGTTTTGGCCAAAACCGTCTGCGTGATGCCTGCTTTTTCGCGGACTGCTTTCATATTTGACATGGGGTTCTCCGTTCTCTTAACCGGATAATACGTTTTGTACTGGTATAGCGCAAGCCACCAATACGCTATGTATCTTGAGCGGGATAATACAATGCGTAATATCTACAGCATGAAAAAATGGAACGAGCTGGCAAAGGCCAGGATGAAAGAAACGGGGCTCACTCAGGACAAGCTGGCCGAACGCCTGGGCGTGACTCAGGGCGCGATTGGGCACTGGTTGAACGAGCGCCGCGAGCCGACTCTTGAAATGATCTCCAGAATCCTTGACGAGGTAGGCTTGCCGCCCTTGGGCGTGGCCTATCCGTTCCCGGCTGCCGAAAAGCCATCACGCAATAGAGACTCAAACGCGGAACTTATCGGCGACCTATCTGTATGGGATGAGGGCGATCCGCTTGACGAGGACGACTGTGAAGTCCCTTACTACGACGAAGTGGAGTTCGCTGGTGGTAATGGAATGACAGAAGTAGTGGAAGTCGCTGACCGAAAATTGCGGTTCAGCAGTTCAACCCTTAAAGCTGCTGGAGTGGACTGTAAGAGCGCTGCATGTGCCCGGCTAAACGGCAAGAGCATGGAACGACTTATCCTTGATGGCGCCTCCATAGGGTTCGACAGGGCAAGCACGTCGATCATTGATGGTGAGATATATGCCTTCAACCATGGCGGCATGCTCAGGGTGAAGTACCTTCATCGGATGCCCGCGGGGGCTGTGAGGATTCGCAGCGAGAACTCAGACGAGTTTCCAGACGAGCTGATGACGGCCGAACAGTATCGCGATGAGGTCATTATGCTTGGTCGAGTCTTTTGGTGGTCCACAGTGAGGCGCGCGCCCAGGGCGTGACGAATCGCTAACATAGAGCCCGGCCACTGCGCCGGGCTTTTCATATCTGCCGCACCCTGCCCCTTCTGCTCTCCCTGAGCGAACAGCGAAAGCTGATGTAAGACAAAGCAACCCCGATCCGCACCACCATACCAACCCGGCAGGCTCGGACTTTTTCGTCCGTGCGAAAATAAATACTACATTTCGTATTGACCACGAATAATACATAACGTACTGTTCACCCATCGGAGCGATTAACCGCTCCGGCAGGGACAAAAAGGTCCCGCCCGCTCTTTACCCCCGCCAAGATCCTCGCGACCGACTACCCCTTCACAGGTAAATGCGAGCAATAAACAGTCGGCCCATGCCAGCTCTGGAACTGGCCGTGAACTCCATATGAGGTCACGCGAAGCCACGCAGACAAACCGGCAGAGCATCGGACACGAAATGTGCTGACGCCGGTGAGAGATGACTCGCAATTAGCGTGGTGGAGATCGAACTACCGAGGATTACTCGGATGTTCAACCAAGGCCACCGTGGTTAACGGAGCCATGAAAGACCGCACGATTTCTGAAGCGCCTGGGCGACCGGGCGTTTTGGAAACAACACGGAGGAACTGAAATGCGCATCAACGTGTACAGCCAGGAGCTCACCAGCGAAGTGGTCGAGATCCAGAAAGTATCGAATACCGGTCTCACCTACAGCGCAGTGCAAATGATCCTGCACAGCAGTGAGCGCCTGCATCACCCGCCACAAGATGATGATCGCAGCGCCGTGACGTTCTGGCTTCCGAAGTCCGAATCGCGCCGCGAAGACCTTGCCAGTACGTTCGAGCACATGGCTCAACTGGTCCGGGCGGCACCATCGGAAACCGGACTCGACTGATTTAACCCTCACCCCGATGCCCCTTAAGCGGGTTAACGCTGACGGGGATCAGTATTAAGCATATGGAGAAATGACGATGGCCAAGCGACCAACGAATCGTATCAAGCTCAAATTGTGGGACGTGAACAACACCATGGAATACGACGGAAGCATCGATGAGGGCTTGTATTACGCATCATGGAGTCTTTCGGTCGAGGCTCGGAAGGTGCTGATCGAAAAGCTTGGAGAGCAGCAAGTGGCAGCGATTGAAATGGCTGAAAAGAAGGCTTCTTGAGCCATTCGGCATTCGCAAGAGTGCCCATCGGTCTGCGTCTTGATTCCGGGTAGGGCTTGCCTCCGGTGCCAATAGATGGTGAAGACGCAGAACCTATGCGGACGAAAACGCGGCCTATAACCGCCCACCTGCATCAATGCGCAGAGCCGATCTGTGAAGTCAGTGTTCTAGCGCTGACCGGCATATCCGAAACCAGCCTTGCCGGGTATCGGCAGCAAGGAATGGCAGCCCTGTTAGAGCGGGGAGTCAAGACACCTGCTTGCGGTGTGCCAAAAAGCAAGCCCGAACACCTCGAAAGAGGCTGTATCGGAGTGTGATCTGTACCCCATGAAGCGCTAAGCCCGTAGCCGGGAGATGCCGAGAGATTGGGTAAGGCGGTAGGCGGCCCTCGCAGATCACACCCCGATGCAGATGAAGCGCAGTAAGCGTCAACCACACATCGTTGCCAGGATACGGAAGCGGTGCACGTTGAAAGCCCGCAAGGTCATAACGCCTGGTAAGGGGACGATTCGTCAGCCCCTGACATCTGTATCACCCCCATTCAACAGGTAGCCACTGCCTTCCCAGTGAGCGAGCAATAGGAGATTGCGCATCATGGACTAATCCACTTCCGTGGCAGCCACCTATATGTGAGCGAGCCAAGCATCAGCGCGACCCGGTCTAGGCCGGGTTTTTAATTTCAGGCGATAGGAGGTTGCGATGAGTGACGACGAGCAGTTACTGATGCTTGCGGCTAAAGCCGAGGTGCGCCAGCCGCCTATTGATGCCAACGGCGTTTGGAGCACATGGGTCGGTAGCGCTGAGCAAGGTCATTGGTGGAACCCACTAGAAGACGATGGCGATGCGCTTCGGCTAGCTGTACGGCTTGGAATAAAGTTTCGATGGCATGCCACTCTGCATCAGGCGCTAGCGTGGCTGCCTCTTGGCGATGAGGTGCAGGTTAACTGCGAAGACTTCAATGGCGATGAATTTATCGCAACCCGCAGAGCAATCGTCCTTGCTGCCGCCGAGATCGGCAAAGCCACCGCGTAACACCTGCACCCTTCCACACGACCTGCTCTTCTGCGGTCGTCCTGCACCCGCCGAACATATCGAACTGTCCATCCTCCGCTGCCTATCTGGCCGATCGCGTTCTTGTGTGGGCAGTTCCGTATGTTTGGTTAATCAGTATGGAGATTGAGATGAGCAAGCAGCCTTCGAAAATTAAGTACGCATACGAAATATTCAAACCTAGCAGCCTCAACGCCAACTTCGGCGGCGGCTTCAACTCTCGCGTTCAGGGGGTCGAGTTTGTTAATGCCGTTGACGGTGCATACCGGGCTGAGCGTATGCAGGGATGGTGGAAGGCCGACGAGATGATCAAGGCCGGAAAGATCTACTTCATCCACCCATTTCCACACCGCAACTGTGATCTTTCCGGATTCGTGTACGGCGGCACTTGGGCCTGTAACGGCTGCAACACCGACGGCTTCCAGAAGCCTTGGTGGGCGGTGCGCGTAATGCAGGATGGTGACGCATGGTGCGTCGTCGGTGAAGGGTTTGAAGACCTGCAAGCCTCTGACAATTACGCCTATGGAGATACCCGCGAAGAGGCGCTCTCAGCTTATGCCGCGCTGATGAATTCGAAGCCTGGCGCAAAGGCCGCCTAACCCCTCATCTGGAGGTCATCACCATGGATGAATTTCAGCGCAAACGATTCGACAACCTGCTCACTCAGGCAGCAGATCCGAAGAAACATCTAATTGCTCGCGAGTTAGTGGCGCGCGCGTTTGGCTGGATCGACGGGTTGATGGAAGGAAACGTCATTCAGCCTTCCGAGTACTCGATCTTGTTCGACCAAATCAGCGTCGTCGAGTCGCGCATCAGAGATCAGTCGTACCGTCGTCTCGGTCTCGCATCGTGAGCACCAGTTACGCGGACAGTGCCCAGGCAAGAGCACTTGATGCGCGGCTTGATGGAAGCTCAACAGGTGGTGCCGGGGATAACTGGTTCGACGATGGTCCCGATCCTTTCAGCGACCGAATACGAGCCAACGAGGCCAAGCGCCTTGCCTCGCTACCTGGTCGCATCAGCGCTGCAATCTCTCAAATGGAAATGATCTGCCCGCCACGGGCCGGGGGTTTGAAATGAGCAATCCAATCGTGAAGTCGCTGGTTGACGAACAGATTGAAGAAGTTGAGTTCGCCGGCAAGACCCGTGCAATCGCTATCCGTCTCGCGCGTCGACAAGGATTCACCGGCGACCCTGCTCGATATGGCTGGGTGGCTCCGGGTATCTGGCTGCTTCGGTTCCAGGCGCCTCGCGCACAACATGCGCAATAAGTACGCCGGCGTCTGTTATCGCTGCCACGGAAACGTTGCACCGGGCGCAGGGCACTTCGAGAGGCATCAAGGCGGATGGCGAACCCAGCACGCCGACTGCGCGATCAAGGCTCGTCAGGCCAAACAGCAACAGCAATAACCCCTCTCCAATTCAAATGCAGCGCCCCGCACGGAGCGCGAGGTATCGCCATGTCCGCACAAACAGAATTAGCCACCGTCCCGCCCAAAGAAACAGCGCTGACGGTGTTCAGCACGGCCAACGGCTTGGAGCCATGGTTGCAGCAGGTGCGCGCCAAGGTCGACGAGTTCCAGAAGATCCTCCCTGACCTCAGCAGCAAGAAAGGCCGTGATGCATATGCCTCGATGGCGCACAGCATCGCAAAATCCAAAACGGCGCTCGAAGCTGTCGGCAAACAGCTGTCGGCCGAGCAGAAAGAGATTCCGAAGAAGATCGACGCCGAACGCAAGCGCGTTTGGGACACGCTGGAATCGTGGCAGAAAGAGGTGCGCAAGCCGCTGGACGACTGGCAGGCTGCGGAAGATGCCCGCGTTGATGCTCACAACGAAGCAATCGCAGCCATCAATACGCTGTATGCCAGCCTGGATGATCGCACCGCTGAGTCGCTGACTCTGCTTTTGGAAGCAGCCGAAGCGGTCGTGATCAGCCAGGAGTGGGAAGAGTTCGAAACGGAGGCGGCTCGCGCGAAAGACCAGGCCGTCACCAAGATTAAGACCGCCCTGGCTACGCGTACAAAGCACGAAGCGGAACTGGCGGCCATTGCTCAGTTCAATGCCGAGAAGGCCGAGCGCGAACAGAAAGAGCGTGATGACGCCATAGCGCGCGCTGCTGTAGAGGAAGCCCAACGTCAGGCCGCAGCCCAGGCCGAGGCAGACCGCAAAGCGGCCGCAGCGCGTGAGCAGGCGCTGATTGACCAAGCAGCAGAAGCGCAGCGTGCGGCAGATCAGGCAGTTCGCGATGCCGGAGCCGAATCAGAACGCCAACGGTTGCAGCTTCAGTTGCAGGCCGAGCAAGCCGCCCGCGCTGCCGAGCAGGCCGAGGCCAATCGCATTGCAGCGGAGCAACAAGCCGAGCGTGAGCGTGCTGCAGCCGAACAGCGTCAGGCGGCTGCAGTTGAGCAGGCCAGGCTGGACGAGATCGCGCGGGCAGATGCCGCAGCTGACGAGATACTGCGCCAGGCTGCACAGCGCGAGGCAGACCAAGCGCACCGGGGAAAGATCAACCGGGCGGCGCTTGAGGCATTCGTGGCCGGCGGAATGACTGCTGAGTGCGCCAAGCAGGCAATCACGCTGATCGTTCAGCGAAAAATCCCCGCAATCACCCTCACCTACTGAGCCCGCCATGAGCACCCCACGAATGACCGCCCACCTCGACTGGGCCCAAGTCGGCGAGTTCGTGCCTGAGAAATTCTCCGGCAACGAACGCGCTGAGTACGAAGACGAAGCCCGCAAGATTCAGCGGGAATTTGACAGCCACAATTGAGGCAACTCCCATGTTCAAGAAAGCTGAACGCAAGCAGGCCAAGCTAAGGCTGGCACTTGCAGGTCCATCAGGCTCAGGCAAAACCTATTCTGCGTTGCTCATGGCAAAAGGTCTTGGTGGTCGTATCGCGGTGATCGACACCGAGCAAGGCAGCGCGTCGCTGTATTCGGACATCGCCGACTTCGATGTGCTCGAACTACAACCACCCTTCTCGCCTGAACGCTACATCGAGGCAATAACCGCCGCCGAAGCTTCCGGCTACAACGTGCTGATCGTCGACAGCTACTCGCACGAATGGACTGGCCCTGGCGGCTGTCTCGAATCAAACGAAGCTCTGGCCCACCAGAAATTCCGAGGAAACACCTGGGCGGCGTGGAACGAAACAACGCCACGCCACCGGCAGTTGACCAACAAAATTCTGACCAGCTCACTGCACGTCATCTGCACCATGCGCAGCAAGACAGAGACAGTCCAGGGTGAGGGCAAGAAGATCCTCAAGCTGGGCATGAAGTCGGAGCAGCGAGACGGAACTGATTACGAGTTCACCGTGGTGCTCGATCTTACTCACGACGGGCACACGGCTCTCGCCAGCAAGGATCGGACAAAGATCTTTGCGGCACCCGAGCTAGTCAGTGAAGAAACCGGACGCAAGCTGCTGGGCTGGCTGAACTCAGGCGTAAGCCCTGAGGACCGAGCTAAGGATCTGCTTGTTGATGCGATTGCTGACATCGCCGCCGCCTCTGATATGGCTGCGCTCCAGTCAGCGTTCAATGCCGCCAAAGCAATTGCGCTTGGGTTTGATGACCTGATCACTCGAGTGATCGCCGCGAAGGACAAGCGCAAAGCCGAGCTCATGCCGATGCAGGAGTCGGCATGAGGTGGGACGCGCACCGGGCAGCAGAGCCCGACATCGCCAAATCTCTGCATCAGTTCGTCGACGCAGGGGTCTTCGCAGCCGCAAAGGCCCTCGGTCGCTCGACCCGCAGCATCAACCGCATCGCCGAGCAATACGGCGTTGAGTTCCGAACCAAAACTGCCGCAGCAATGACGAAGCGCCGGACCGAGCGGGAAGCTCTGGCTGAGCAGATTGCGGCTCTCGCGCCGAGGCACACGCAATCTGAAATGTGCGCCGAACTGGGTATCACCCGCTTCGTCCTCCGCGAAATCGCCGAAATCCACTTCATCGACATCGACAGTCGAAAGCGAGCCTGACCATGACCACCACCTTCAAAAACTCCCAAGAGCGCGCATGGCACATTCAGCACATGCGATCCAGCGTTGATCTACTCCTTGCTGCATCGAAGGATTGGTCGAAAGCCGATGCCGAGCGCGGCGAGCGGACAATCAAGCAGCTTGAACGGCAGATATCCGAATCGCTGAACGAATTGCCTGCGACCAAGCTTGTGGCTGTAGCGTGAAACGATCCATCCCCCAGCGCCGCAAGCGAGCGGCGCAACACCAACTACCACCAAGCGGGCTCAAGGAGATCGGACATGCAGAAAACAGCGTCCGGAGTTGTAACCCTGCCGAGCTGGATGACATCAGTCAAAAAGCTCTACAACACCAGAAGTGGCGGTCAGTACCGGCCTGATGATGTGGCTTTGGCGTTTGCGTTGAGTCTGCGCACTCACGACAGCGCTGATGAGTTACGGGCATTGGCCTGGCGCCTCGTCGACAAGGTCTGTCTTGAGCATCAGCCGAACATGAAGCGCCTGAGCCGCGAGCCGGACGACGCGAAGGTTTTCGACGCAGCCCTGAAGATCATCAACCGGGTTTGCGACCTACTGGAATACGAGCCGGGCACGGCCTTTGTACGAAACGGTGAATTGAATGGCAAAGAGCCCAGAAGAGCGGTCAGCGAAGATGGCTCAGAAGCGTCTGCTGGTAGCAGAGAAAGAGCTTCGGCATAGGGTCAGGCCGGGAATTGAACAGGCCCTGAATCGGGTCCGCAAGCGTGGCCGCACATCCATCGTCAGCGAGGTGCTTCAGATCGCGATCATGAAGATGGACCTGATGGAAGACGACGAACTGGTTGAATTCCTGACATATCCGCGCCACGAAATCATGATTGACGAAGAAGTGGCGCGTAGTTTTCTGAACGCCAGCTTAGCGTCAATTCAGAAAGACCCAGGCGACGAGATCATAAACCCTGCTGTTTGATTGCATCACCAACGATCCAGCTTGAACCTAGAAATGTCAGGGAATCCTCAACCTCCTTGTTTCGGCGAACAAGCTCATCCATTTCTTCAGGCGTGATATCCCCTGCATGGATTGCTTTGAGCAGGGTTTGATTCTGATATGCATAGGCCGCTATTGGGGGGATTTTGCGATCTGAACCCCGCGCTATCGCTAAATTGATATCCTGCGCCCGCGTCTGGGTAGCAAACTCTAAGATGTTTTTTGCGGCTTCTCTTTTGGCCTGATAATGACTCTGGATCATCATCGCGCCGATTGACGCCGTTGCTCCTATCAAACCTCCGATAAGACCCGATACCGCACCATCCATCATCTGTCTCCTTGACCCGGCCCTATGCCGGTCAACACGTATAGCCCACCACTAACCTATTCGCCACCGTCCATTCGGAGGGAGGCGCCTGCATGGAGAACTGCATGAGCCAGCTTCACCAGATACTGGTCGGCGACTGCATCGAAATGATGCGGACGCTACCGGATAAGTCAGTTCACACCTGCGTGACTAGTCCGCCCTACTTTGGGCTGCGCGACTATGGCGTAGAAGGCCAGATCGGCCTCGAAGAAACTCCCGCCAAATTCATCGGCCGATTGGTGGCCGTCTTCCGCGAAGTGCGTCGAGTACTCCGCGACGACGGCACGGTCTGGGTAAACATGGGTGACACATATGCTTCCGGAGGTCGCGGCGGTGGAGGCTCATTCATGGCGGAGCGCGGCGACGGGGCATGGCAGGGCAAGGGCGAAGCGACAGGCTGGCGTTCTGCGCCTGCGGGGCTGAAGCACAAAGACCTGATGGGCATGCCTTGGCGCCTCGCGTTCGCCCTGCAGGACGACGGCTGGTATTTGCGTCAGGACATCATCTGGAACAAGCCAAACCCGATGCCCGAATCTACGCGCGACCGCTGTACGAAAGCCCACGAATACATTTTCCTGCTCAGCAAGTCCCGAAGCTACCACTGTGATATGCAAGCCATCCGCGAGCCGGCCGCCGAATCAAGCCTCGCTCGATGGGCTCAGGATGTTGAAGGCCAGGTCGGCAGCGACCGCGTGCCCGGCAAAACGAACGGGATGATGAAAGCGGTTGGCGGCGGGCGCTCAAAACGTGACAGCTTCCAGCGTGACGACTCAAAGCGTGAGCAGGCCATTCCCGGGCAGTCGAAGGGTACACACCGGCCTGACAGAGCTGAAAGCGAGTGGGATGTTGCCACCCGCAACAAGCGAAGCGTCTGGACTGTGCCGACTCAAGGATTCAAGGGCGCCCACTTCGCCACCTTCCCGCCTGACCTTATCCGCCCCTGCATTTTGGCGGGCGCACCGCGCGGCAGCATTGTGCTCGACCCGTTCGGAGGTGCCGGTACCACATCGCTCGTTTCGATGCAGGAAGGGCGGAGGTCGATCATTTGCGAGCTGAATCCGGATTATGCGGCGATGGCCAGAGCGCGTATTGACGCTGCCTGGCTGGACGGCGCCGCGCAGATGGATGTGTTTCACGACGCCATTCCCGCGGCCTGAACGCCATCCAAATCCCAGATGTAGCCTCTAGAGGCTACTTTTCCAATAGTAGCCTCCTGAGGCTACATTGAGGTCAAAGTGACAGTAGAAAATGAGATTGTGCCGCCTGCTGGCGATGTGGAAGTGCTGGCCGTGGTAACGCTCGGCGGATACTTCAGTTCTGAAGAACTGGGCGACATCGACATCGAGCCGGTTATGAGTGCGCTCGAGCAGATTCAACAGGATGTTGTTCGGTCCGACGACGATGAGCACATTGAACTGGTCGACCGCGCCCACGTCACCCGGCTAGAGGCTGAGGTGGAGCGCTACAAAGAAGCCGCTGCCGGTAACTTTGCCAGCGTGCAAGACGTTGAGCGCTCCCGTGCAGAAGTCAGCGCCCATCGGGCGGAGGTAATGGCGGAGCGTGACGCCCTCAAGGCTGAAAACACCCGGTTACTCGAGCGTATCGAGCAGCTTACCTACGACTGCCAAGTAAACTGTTCGGTAGTTAACGCACAGCAATCCGAACTGACCAAGGTGCGGGAGTTGCTGACCGGCTACCGGAAAATCACTGACTTCACCCGGCACCCAGTACAAATTGCTACTGACGAATACCTCGCCCACCAATCCGCGCCAGCCTCGAAGTCCTGCTCTCGGGTAAATACCGTCTCTTTGGAAAACGATCGATACATGATGGCCCCTGCCGCGAAGGAAGGTAGCGATGAGTGACGCCAATAGGGAAGGATTTGAAGCTTGGGTTGTGCAACGGGGCTTCACAACCG